GGCAGGTGCGTATAGCATGTATAGCAAAAAACGAGTAAAGTGGCCACTGTTCTGCTCGCTACGCTCGCTTACTTTCCCGGACCGAGCACGATTCTATACTGATATAATAAAAAAAAGCGTGACAGTAGGGTGTTATTATTTATATTATACTACCTAACGTCACCTTTTTCCTCTTTACTCACAGTAAGAGAAGAAGCTTAATACCTGTACACTACTAATCTACACTTAAACAAAACTACTACTTTACTATTACGAGTCCAATACGAGTTTACAATGATATTATAAGTGAATTTAAAATAATAATAATATGAAAATTGAAAGCATAAGTAAAGAAATACTATTCCATGCTAATGTGTATAAGGAAGGTATAATAGACAAAGATGACTTTACTCAAGCAGTAGAGCAAATATTAAGTGAAGAATTAAATAATTAAAATATGAAAATAGAATTTAGACAAGCACAGGTAGGTACACTAGTAAAATTTCTTTATCAGTTAAAAAAAGTAAAATCTGGAAGAGAAGAAATACAAATAGAAGAACTAATCAATACGATTATGTTTGGTAATGAGTTTATGGACTCAGATGACAAAGGTGAAATTAAAACATATACAGAATTATGAAAAACTATACTGAATTTGGAAAATTATACGAAAAGTATAAAAAAGAAAACCCTATGCAATCCGTAGCGTCTTCCGCTATTGAAGAAGTAATAACTTTAAGAAAGCAAGTAAAGGAAATGCAAGAAAATATAGATGCATTATGTGATAGATTAGAAGAGTTAGAAAATGTAAATTATTAAATTATGATAGTATATAGAAATGGTAAAGATGTAACCAGAGAAGTACTCGACCGTTCATACAAAAGAATGGGATATAAAAAGGTAAATGGTAAACTTGTTAAAATAGACAACGAGCCTAATACGAAACAGTAATGATATAAATATAAAATAAAGACAATGACAAAACAAGAATTGCAAGAATTACATAACGCTACTTACAAGCCAAGACCTCAATGGTGGATTGATAAGGTGACTAACGCTTACTTAAAAGCTAAACAAGAAGAGTCTAAAAATTAAATATATGAAAAGCGAATTTGAAAAATACGTAACAGTATTAGACTTTGGTGACGGCGACGTAATAACCTACCCTATAAATACGTGGGATATGGATAGCGAGGAGCTTGAAGCCGCAATAACAAAAATGGGTCATAACTTAACTAACTGTGAGTGGATGGTGCATGACGAAATACCAATAATTCACGAGTAATGAAAACATTTGAAAAACATAAAAAGAATTTAAGAGAAGTAGACGGTAAAATCTACTCTTATGATACACACGTAGCAACAATAGTACGTGATACTCAATTTGAAGATGGACACATACTTCAACACGGGTGGTGGTCAGTGACTACGCAAAGACACATTAATTATGTGGCAGGAGAGTATGGTTTAAAAGTAATAAAAGAATATGAGCAAGTGTAAATATTGTAATAGTGAAGAAGTAACATATAACCAATTAATAATGGACAGTTATTGCGCTGATTGTGGCCAATGGCAAGAAAGTGAAAATTATGAGCAAGTATAGAAATTTAGCAGAACTTAATAGACTCAGTGACGAAATGTTTGCAGAGTTTGGATTTCATTCATTAACAGATGAAGAAAAAGAAATAGTATTAAAACATTATATAAGTAAATATTTAGACGATGGAATGGTATCAAAATAAAATAGACGGCGAATGTTATAACTGTGGTCACACAATATTAACATCAATTGTAAGTGATGATATATGTGGTGATATATGCCCAAGATGCGGTGAAGAGCAGATCGAAGCTGACACGATTGAGTATTGATATAAAAGTAAATGATTAATATGAAACATTATCCAACTAAAAAAGCAATTAAAAATACTTGACTCAACTGAATTAATTGAAATAATTCAAGAGCTCAAAAGTGAAGTTAAAAGAATGAATAAATTTACATACTGGACAAAATTAGATTAATATGACAAGCAATAATATAAGTGAGTGGCTATCTGAAGCAGAACAAGCCGCTAAAGACTACCAAGAAGATTGTATTGATACGATCGTTACTGATATAAATTGGGAGTTAATGAGTAATGACTACGAATTTGAAGACCATTATATAAGTGAGTACATACATCAGTATTGTGAAACACAAGTAATATACACATCTGACTGTAAAAAAATTATAGACGAGTTAAGTTATGACGTGTTTGCTGATGACCCCATGACAGGGCAAAGAGCTAATAGTGTAAGCCAAGCAGCTTACTTAGCTTTAGAGGGCGCTTTGTATGGCGTTGATATTGAAACAATAATAAAAAGTAAATTAAACCTTAATAAAGATGGATAGAGAGTTAATAGATATGGATATTAAAGAGGCAATGAAAAAAGTAATTGACACTTTAGAAAATCATAACACGGATGCGTGGAAACCTGATGGTTATTTAGACGGTAGAATACATGACTTAATACAGGATGCGGTAGTAAGTGCTATACACTCCATTGCTGATGACTTAAGTTATAAGTTTAAGTTGGGTGGCTACGCAAACGAACCCGACACGAAAGATGAATGATATTATATATGTAGTGATTTCATAATGAGTAAATGTCTGGCGGCATGAAGCAAAACGGTGATATAAAAAGGTAATGCCAGATTCACCCTTTACTCTAATAATATAGCGACGTGGAGAAGTGGTATCTTGCTGGGCTCATAACCCAGAGGTCGGCGGTTCGAGTCCGCCCGTCGCAACTAAATGGAAATATGTAAAGAAGATCGGTTAATAACTCCTTTAATTCAGATTTCATTTAACTAGAGTTAATGATGATTAGCTCGTGGGTTACAAAGTAAATGGAGGCTCGCAGTCCGGCTTGTGAGCAGAGAGGTTCGAATCCTCTCATACTTTCTATGAGAAAAGTAAGCAAAGAAGTTTTACTAGTTGATAGTAAAGCAATTAAACAAGTCTCGTATGATCGAGAAAAAAGAATATTATTAGTGTTGTTTCAAAACGGTACTATGTATTCATATTGGAAAGTACATGTACGTACATTTCAAAGAATGCGTAATTGTCATTCTATAGGAAAGTTTTATAATAAGAACATAAAGAACACGTACAGTCACACAAAACAAAGTATAAAAATAATATAATGGAAAAAAATAAATTACCCTTACGTGATAATCAACTTATTACTAATGCTTTTGAAAACAATATAGACGCTTTTAAGAGCATGATGGAATCTTGTTATGCGTATGACGGATTAACTAAACATAACCGTTATATATTAGAGTTTAGAAAAGAATTAGGAGATGATGCGTGGAATGAAATCTATGAAGACTATAGTAAATTTTTAAAAGACAACTATACTGTTGATTACAACATTGGCAGAGATAGTGACGGCATAACATACAACAGGTTATTACCTAGAATAGATAACTCAAACCAAGACACGTGAAAGCAGAAGACTTTGGGTTTACTAAAGACGAGTTAGATGAAATCGACAATATAGCTGCTGAATTTTTTAAAGACGAGTACTTTAGAGAAGAAAGAGCTGGTTATACTATGACAATTTATGAGTTGGTTGATCTAATTCACACAAAATTACATCACGATGAAACTACACTTATTAACGAAAAGTTAGATTTACTTGATAAGTTCCACCAAAATAAGTATATTCGTGCTGTAATCTACACTTCACTAGTACAGATTAGCAAAACTATTTACGAACACTATCTTAAAAATAAGTATGGAAAATGATACGCGAGAATGCGTTATCTGCCATCACTCATTTCAGGGTAGAGGCCATAATCCTTTTCCGGTTAAGGAAGAAGGAGAATGTTGTGGAGGGTGTAACAACGCTATAGTTATACCACACCGCATTGCACTATACACTGAAATCGGTGGTAGTTTAAGGTTTTAATGTCACACGACAATAGTATGCTAACGGACCCAACACGGATACCGAATGATATTATATACAAATAAAGTAAAATATGAAAAAAAGTAAAAATTCAAGCAGTATGCTTACAGACGCGCTACTTAATATAGTAGCTGAAAAACACTTCGATAAGAAGTTTGACAAGCTCGATATGTTTCAAAAAAACTATTGTGCTAAGTATGTATTAAATTACATTAATGAGACTGACGCGCTTAAACCTGTAACTGAAATAGAATTATGAGTTACGCAGATACACCAATACACGAATTACCTACGCCTCACGATTATGTGAAAGCAATTGAAGATTACTTTGGTACTGAGGTAATTGTAACAGATGATATATACAGCGGCAAGCTTACGGGCTGGGCAATTTATATAACAGAAGAGACAATGGATGGTACACTCTTGCACTATGCTACAAACAATACGTCTAAGTGCACTTACATTGGTAATATGACTAATGATCCCCAAGATCTTTGGGACGAAGTAGAGTCAGATATTAAAGGGGGCTACAAAGTAGCTATTCATACATGGTTTGCCGATGAGCTTAATAACGGTGGTACAGCCGAAGATATATGCGAAGAAGTATGGGATTACGCTTGTGATGAATCTCGTCATGACGCTGAAAAGAAAGCTAAGTTAAACTTAAGTAATATTAAAGTAAATGAAGATTAACTTTACACCCTCGCCTGTTGCAATGCTTTTCAATAAACGAAAGGCAAAGCACAGAGCGTATGTAGGATCTCGCGTATGGGAACTGCATGATGAAATTAGCTGTATAACATTTAATCTGGATAAAATGCCGGATGCTGACGCGAATGAAATAATTGATGAAATCAAAAATAAATTGTGGTTTTTAAGAAAATATCAGCGTTATTATAGAATATTAATAACGTGACAATAGGTACAATAATTAATATAGTAGCACGCAAATGTCGCACGAAAGAAACCTTGATTATTTAAATAAACACAGAATAGTTTATAGGCGCGATCCTATATTTGATATGCCAGATGAAGAAACGAAAGATTATAAGCTCTATACTACTGGAACTCACGAGTGTTATGAGTTGTTTAGAAGTAAAGCTAAGATAACTTCTTTTAAATCTTTGAAGTGGCATCTATTAGTATTGTGGTATTTAAATGATCACATAACCAAAGCTATGTTTTTAAAATTAGGAAAGCACATTACAAACAAGTCAAATGGATTTATTACATTCGTAATAGACGAGAACAGATTAGTAAACATGGTTGAAAGTTTGTGGTTGCAGGAATTGGATAAGCCTCCTAAGAATAGATTAAGGAAAATTATATTTAAAGATAGTTGTAGACTTGATCGTATTGAAAAGCTAAAGCTTGTTGGTAAAGTATTAGGACGAGGAAAGAAAGCAAGTGAAAGCGATATGTATGAAGCAATGCTATACATGCACGACGTAAGTAAAAAAATCACAGTTAAATCCTTAGCTGCTCAACTTCAAGTAACCACCCGCACCATATTTAGGAATATGAGTAGCTCTTTAAAAGAAGAGAAGCAAAGATTAAACGATGAAACATTACAGTGTAAAAAACTACATACGTTACAAAGAACAGTTAACAGAAAGGTTATTTGAAGAATGTTGCAACTCCGAAACATCACGAGAAGATTTAATAGAATGCGCAAGACCTCTAGTCGAAGCGGTAGCATGGAAGTTTGTACTAACGTACCAAGCGTCGGGAGTGATGTCGATACTAGATCTAATACAGGAAGGCACAATAGGTTTGATAAACGCCGTAGACAGAATAGACTGGGACAAGGTTTATGGGACAGCGAAACCGGGAGAAGAACCACTTATGGTAAAAGGTTTTTTGAAGAAAAGAATAAAAGGTTCAATAAGAAGAGCGATCGATATAAACAGGGGAAGTATGAGGATACCGGAGCACAGGTTAAACGAAATCAGGAAGAACAGCAGCAACAAAGAAATGGTAAAAGTATTTTTCGACAGTATCTTTGTAAGTCTAGACGTCAACACTTCTACAGACGCAAATATTTTATTACAAATTCCAGACAACTCTACTACGTACAACATAAATATTTTAAATCAATACTTAATGGGGTTAATGAGATTATATTTAACAGAAACAGAGTACAACGTACTGCGAATGAGTTATGGTTTAGATTGCGAAAAACTAAGCGCAAAAGAAATATCAGAAAAGCTGGGTATAAAAGGTTCAGCATCTTACGTAAGAGTATCACAAATAAAAAAAGACGGTATCGACAAACTAATAAAAAACGTTGAGCCAGAGCAGGTCGTTGATTATTTAAGTTAATACGAGCCGAACACGAGTACAAGTTGATATATAAAGCATGACAAAAAGTGAATTACTTAATGAGTTATACAAAAAGTATGGTCTTGATAAAGAAGATACTTTTAGGAGTCCACAAGGTTGGACTATAATTACAAGAGCAGGTATTGATAAGATACAAGCTCAAGCGGATATTGATATTACATTTGATTGTATAGAATATACTCCGGGTGTTTCAGCTGCTGTAAAAGCTTCTGCTGAGTGGAATAGTAGAAAACTAGAAACTTATGGTGAAGCTAATGAAAAAAATTGCAGACAAAGTTATGTTCTTGCAATGGCTGAAAAGAGGGCTATGTCAAGAATTACCCTTAAATTAACAGGATTTTACGCGCTAGGCGCATTTGGTGAAGATGAATCAGATGATTTTAAAAAGCCAAGGCAATCAACGCCGGATCATGTTAAAATGACACTATAATGCAAAGACACAAAATTCTTAAAATGCTTGAAGACGACGACCAATATTATAATGGTATTGGCCGTGAGTTTTTAAGTAATTCAAATATACAAATATTACAAAACGACCCTACTAAATTAAGGGAGCCTACACCAAATCATGTAAATTTCGTGATTGGAAGGTATGTGCATACCGCAATACTTGAACCTAATAAATTAAAAAATTTTAAAATTATAGAGTCGAGCACGCGGAATACAAAAAAATATAGAGAATTATCTGAGGGTGAAATATGTTTATTACAACATGAAGTTGATAAGATTGAGAACATGGTAGAAAAGATAGAAAAGAATAAATACTTTGGTGAATTAATTTCAGGAATGAATATTGAATATGAAGTTCCTAATATTATGCAGATAGAGGATTTATGGTGGAAATGCAAAGCTGATATTGTAAACCACGACGACAAGCTTATCGTTGATTTAAAAACGACAAGTGATATTAATTTATTCAAACCAAGATGTAAAAAATATAACTATGACAGTCAGGCGTATATATACTCCTCTATGTTCGGTTATGAATTTTTATTTTTAGTAATTGACAAGAATACATTAAAGACAGGTATCTTTGAATGCTCTACTGAATTTTACGAATCGGGTCAACGTAAAGTAAAGGAAGCAGCTGATACTTATAAACTGTTTTACGAAACAGAGAACTTTGACCCTAACCAATATTTTATAACCAAAACATTATAATATGGCAGGAATTTTAAAAGGAAACCTAGATGTTACCAAAATACCAAAGGATAAAATCTATAATGGTAAAAAAGGTAAATACATTCCAGTCGTTGTTGCAATCAATAACGAAATGGATCAGTTTGGAAATAACGGTTCTGTAACCGTAGACCAATCGAAAGAAGAACGAGAAGCGAAAGAACCTAAAGTTTATTTAGGTAATATCAAAGTCGTTTGGACGGACGGAGAGGCTATGCCCGCTGCACAGCAGCAAGGCCAGTCACAATCCGCGCCTGTATCTCAGGCAGCCGCTGCACCAACAGATGATGATCTTCCGTTTTAATACGGGTTCAACACGAAGCAGCAATGATATAACAACCGACAAACAATTATGTTAGTCATAATAATTAGATTTAGTTTATGTTAAATACGGTAGAGGTTAATGGTTTTTTTGTCGAAAATTTCAATCAATATAATCTACCCGTTGGTAAAGCAGAGAGTGTTTGTCCTCTTTGCTCTCACCAGCGTAAACCTGAAAACAAGAAAAAAAAATGTGCAAGTCTTGATTGGGAAAGAGGTTTAGGCACTTGCCATAACTGCAACAAGACATTTCAACTACACACTTACCAACGAAAAGGAGGAACAGATAGAGAATATGCAAGACCTTCTTATGATACAGAAACACATAAAGCAGTAGAAACCAAAGCTTTACAGTGGTTTAAATCAAGAGGTATATCGAAAAAAACTGTTCAAGACCTTAGTATTTCAGAAGGACTAGAGTACATGCCGCAAACCGGCAAAAAAGAAAACACCATCAAGTTCAACTACATGATAGGTGATCAACTCATTAATATTAAATATAGAGACGCAAGAAAAAACTTTAAATTATATAAAGGAGCAGAAAAAGTATTTTATAATATAAATAGTATAATAGGTTATAATTGGTGTGTTATAGTAGAAGGCGAAATGGATGTTTGTGCTATACACGAAGCTGGTATTCCTAATGTAATATCAGTTCCAAACGGTGCTACCCTTAATACAAATAATTTAGACTACTTAGATAATTGTATTGATTACTTTGCTGATAAAGAAAAAATTATTATAGCAGTTGACAATGATGCAGCTGGTATAGCTTTAAAACAAGAATTAATAAGACGATTAGGCTCAGAGGTTTGTTATACAGTTGATTTTGATAAACACAAAGATGCTAATGAGGTATTATTAGAAGACCCTACATCTTTAATTAATATAATTGAAAAAGCTTCTCCTGTACCCTTAGAGAATGTTACAACCTTTAAAGACTTAGAAGATGACTTACAAGACTTTGTTAAAAACGGTTTTAAGCCGGGATTTCAGATTGGGATTAATAACTTTGATAATATCTTCAGCACTTACACTGGTCAGTTTATTACTGTTACTGGTATACCGAGTAGTGGTAAAAGTGATTTCGTTGACCAAATGGTTATTGGATATAACATAGGTCATGATTGGAAAATAGGTTTTGCTTCACCTGAAAACGCGCCCACATATTTACACGCACACAAAATTATGCGTAAAATATGGGGAGGTATGCCTTCACATGAAGATATTGATGGCGATAAGTGGAAAGAGGTCTCAAATCATATAAATGAAAATTATTATTTTATTGATCTTGAAGTGCCATCACTTGAAGCTGTGTTAAGAAAAGGTGCAGAGCTTGTAAAGCGCAAAGGTATTAAGTGTTTAGTTATTGACCCTTTTAATAAAATTAGAGACGTAGATGCTAATAGTATGGACGTTAATACTTATACATTAGAATATTTAACTAAAATTGAACAGTTTGCAAAACGATATGATGTTTTAGTAATTATAGTTGCACACCCAACAAAAATGTATAAAGATAGTTCAGGTAAAATTGAAGAGCCTACTATGTACAATATTAAAGGTGGAGGTGAATGGTATGACGCGAGTTACCATGGGTTATTAGTACATAGAGATTATGAAAATAAAACAACAAAAGTAAAAGTATTAAAAGTAAAGTTTCAAAATTTAGGTGAAAATGGTGCTGAATGTTTCTTTACTTGGGAACCAAAAAGCGGTTCATATATACCACATATAGAAGAAGATGCAGAATTGAATAACCCTTTACCTTGGGAAAATGTATAGATTTACTATATTTGTATGTGCCTGTCTTCATACTTTACCGCAAAACAAAATTCAACATGGGTACTTATAGCTCAACGCGTCTTGAAAATAAAGCATGGAACTATTGTGTAAAAAACAATATAAGAATATTTCCTGTATGTGTAGAGAACGGAAAATCGTGGAAAGTTGGTATAAACTTAGGTCCTTATAAAAAAGGAGAAAAACCAAATTTATCACCTGATATATATGGCCCCGGCGAAATACAAAAACAAATATATAAAGCAAGTGTTTATTATTACAATAAATACGAATTGAACACGAAAACCAATTGATAATAAAAACAATGATATACGAAGAGCAATACAGGAAACTACTAATTGATATAATAAAAAACGGAGATCTACGTAAAGATAGAACTGGTGTTGGTACAAAAGCTTTGTTCCATAAACAATTAAGCATACAACTTCTTACTGAAAGTAAATTAGGGTTAACTAAAATTACAGGTAAAAACTTCCCAATATTAAAAGGCAAGCACATGAGCCAAAAAATATTTGACACAGAGTTTGAATGGTTTATGCGCGGCGAAACAAATATTCAAAGATTTAAAGATAATGATGTTCATATATGGGATAACTGGGCTACGCCTGAAGGTGATTTAGGCCCTGTTTATGGTTATCAATTAAGAAACTTTAATGGAGAAGATATAGATCAATTAAAAGATCTTATAGATAATATAAACGCGGACAGGCACAGTAGACGTCATGTAATAAGTTTATGGAATCCTGCAATGACGGAGCAAATGGCTTTACCACCTTGTTACTTGTATTTTCAATTTTATGTATACCAAGGTAAACTTAATATGTTTGTAGTTCAAAGGTCGGGTGACATGTTTTTAGGCATACCTTATGATATTTGTTTATTTACAAAAATTATGTTATATGTTGCTTCTGAAACAAATACTTTACCTAATAAATTAGATGTGTCTATAATTGATGCACACATATATACAAATCATTTTGACGCAGTAGGAAAATATATAGAGCAAACAAATTATAAAGATGATTGTTCTTTTACATATGAAAGTGGTAACTTAGTATTACATGACTATGAGCCTGGCCCCATAATTAAAGCAGAAGTAGCAATATAATGTATTACTTATATCACATTCCTGGAAAAAAAATAGGAGTAACAACAAACCTATTAAAACGCGTAACTAAAACACAAGGTTACAAATCAGGTGAGTATGAAATTTTACTCAGCTCTGACGATATAGATTTTATATCAGATCAAGAAAGAGAACTTCAAAAAAAGTTTGGGTACAAAGTGGATATAACTCCATATAATAAATTATTAAAGACTAAAAAAGAAATGAAAATTAATATTACTGAACAAACGACTACCTTTCCCTGCCCGCGTGTTCATTTAGAGGATGCCTTAATAGAAAACGACGGCATGACATGGGAAACTACATTGGGTGAATTTAAAAACACAGAAGAAACAAGAATATGGATATTAGCAAATGCTAAAAAGTCTATGTTTAATAATGAAAAATGTTTTATATATAATAAAGCTTACTATGAAGAATTTTTATTCCAAACAAATGGAAGAAATATATTTGATCGTATAAGAGCCTGGGCTAAAGAAAGAAACATATATACTCATGGGGATATTAAAACGCAGCTGTTGAAGCTGTATGAAGAAACAGGAGAGCTTTCTGAAGCTGTATTAAAAGAAGATAAGCAAGAAACAATAGATGCTATTGGGGATTGTGTTGTTGTGTTAACTAATTTATCTGAACACTTAGGTGTTAACATAGAAGAGTGTATTGAACAAGCTTATCAAGAAATTAAAAATAGAAAAGGTAAAATGGTTAACGGAACATTTGTAAAAGATGAGTAAAAGAGGATACGATTTTAGAGACCCTATCATACAAAAAGTAGTAGAAAAGTTTATATCAAGATCTAATGTGGGTTTTGATAAATATAAAGTTACACTTGATGAAGATAGTAAGTCAATTAACGAATGGCTTGAAAACATACAAGAAGAGCTTATGGATGCTGTTAACTATATAGAAAAGCTTAAGTCTATATTAACAGATGATTTACAAGAAGCACTGTTAAAACATTACAATGAAAAGAATAAGACGGAGTAAAAAACGAGGCCCTGTTGTATCTAAAAAAGTTACATATGATGGGATTAAATTTGCTTCGGGTTTAGAAAAATATATGTATATTGCATTAAAGCAAAATAGTATTAAGGCTAAGTATGAAAAAAGAACTTTTGTTTTAATTCCTGAATTTTACTTTAATAATGAAAGTTATGAAAGAACAGCAAACGCTAAAGGTGAATTTAAAAACAGAGGTGTTAAAAAAATACAATCAATAAAATATACTCCTGACTTTGAAGGTGAGGGATTTATAATTGAATGTAAAGGTCGTGCAAACGAAACGTTTTCTATGCGGTGGAAATTGTTTAAAAAATATATCACACAACAACTTCCGGGTATTGTACTTTACAAACCCCAAAACCAAAAAGAATGCGACAAAACAGTGAAGCTAATATTAGAGTCTCAAAAGCAATAGCGAGGCAAAAATATAAAGAAAGACAAATAGATAAATACACTAACTGGGCTATGGAAAGCAGAGGCTATTTAAAATGGCACGAGTTAGTAGCAATTCAAGATAAACACGAAGTAAAAATTTATGACTAAAAATAAAAACAACACTAATTGGGAAATACATATTGGGTTTTACCCTGGAATATTAATAGGATTACGTAGTTATAGGATGGGGGGATATGATGATCATGTGTTATATTTGCCTCTTGTAGATTTTTGTTTAACAATTTATAAAAAATAATATGGAATTAAATCAAATTAAAAGTATACTAATAGACCTATTTCAAAATGACTTTAGTAAAAAAAATAGACAAAGACATAATGTGTATCAAAGAGCGGTATTTTTTAGATTATGTCGAGACCTTACGCCATATGCATTAACAGATATTGGGGCGGTAATAGATAAAGATCATGCTTCCGTATTGCATGGTTTAAAATTATTTAAAAATTTTAAAGATTGGGGAGAAGATATATATCTTTCAATATATAACGAGGCTAGGCTTAAACTAAAGCAGCGATACGATTTTGCTAATCCTCATCTTAACATGACTGTTGAACAAAGATACAAAGAGCTCTTTATGAATCACATAATACTTAAAGAAAAATACTATAAAACTAAGCAAGAGTTAGATAAAATGCGTAACTTAGAGTTAATTGAAGCATAAAATGCCATACACAATAGACGATATAGAAAAAATTGTAGCTTACACAAGTTGGTCAAAAAGGCGTAAAGTTGACACGCTGTTGGCCATTGATGCAGATTTGTATTGTAATTTAGGTAAAGAGTCTAGTAAAAGTGAAATTGAAAATATAAAAATACAATCAAGAAAAATATATAGACTTATAAAAACTATAGATGAATATAGTGGCAAGTTGTTATTAAGGAATGAATCAAGATGAAAATGAAAGTGGTTGATTACATTGTATGTTTATTGGTAATACTTTTATTTATTATAGTTGCATCATGCACCTCCGAAGAAGATCATTGTTATGAATATTATTACCATGATGAAGAATTAATGAATGAATGCGAATTTGGTATATGCACGCAAACAGTACAAGAAATTACAACCTGTATAAGTTATGAAGGAAAATAAATTAATTTTAATGGCGCGTAATCTACAACGTTTAGAGGAAACAGTAGATCAACTCATTAGAGAAGTAATTAGAACTCAAAACATGACTATAGGAACATTAGAAGTTATAAAAAGAATGGAAGGGTATGAAAAAGCGGTTAAAACGCTTAAGGAAGAGAATGAAAAAGAAAGTAAAAAAGAATCTTAATTAGTTTTTTTCATATTAATTAGTCAGAGAAGGGGCACAGATTTGTGCTCCTTTTTATTTATACTATCTTTAATACGTTGTTGCTCGTGCCAATATTTAGAAGGGTATTTTTCTGAAAGATAACCTATAACACTACTTTTAATAGTATAACAAGAAACAAACGTAAGTAACACACAAGCAAGTAAAAGCTTTTTATATAATGCTATACACTGCCTTCCCATCTTTTCTTTCTGCTTTTAAACAACGCTTTCTATTTTGATCCTCTGAAACATAACTTATATGCACCCAATCAGGGTTTGTATCATTGCCAAACTCCCATATAAGTTGATCAAAATTTAAGTTGTCTTTTATATAATTATACATTTCTGCATTTGTTTTATATCCAAATGTATCATCAATATCAATTGCTCTTCCTTCGCAGTGTTGTGATCTGCTACTTCCCCCTATTGCTGTATTTAAATCTACTGATCTAAAAAATGAATTTATTTTTACAGGACCACGAACCCAATCTCTTAATGGTTCAAATATGTTTAAAGCTATAGCCTCCATGTTTGCTAGCTGGTAATTATCTGGTATGTTGTCAATATTTAATCGAGTAGCGGTATTTGATAAAACGCCTTCTCTATATGATATATGTTTACTTATGTCGTTCATAGTATACTATTTAACTTTTCTTTCTTTTAATACTCTTTCTTTTAATACTCTTTCTTTTAATACTCTTCCTTCGTCGTCGCCTTCTTTTGCATGAGGGCCAAAGCCTTTAAAGTTTCCTTCTTTATCATAAAACTTAGTTCCTTCTAGACCTAAGTTCCACGCGTTCCAACCACCCGCTAATAATATTTTATTAAAAGCAGTAGTTTCAATTGTTGCGGCATTATATAAGTTTTCTGCTTTTCTTAAAAGTCTATCCGCAGGTATATTACCTAGCGCTAATACTTCAGCTGTAGCTTCTACTGAAGGAGATAAAAATGTTTCGTATGTATTGTTTTTTGTTGCAAACGAAGTAAAGTTTGAAAGCTTTCTTATTTTATGATCTACAGGCGGAGACAAAGTAGTTACTTCTAATACAGTTTCTTCTGTTCCTCCTTTTTTCTGCCAAGCGCTAGTTAAACCTCTTTGCTCTCGCACTGCTACCCCGTAGTTTTTTGCCATTGAAAGTAGTGCCCCTATAGGACCTGACCCTCTTAGTAAAGCATCTACCATACCATTTGCGGCTTGTATTTGCTGTCTAGCAACAAGGGTTTCTCTTTTTTCTTTTTGTTTTTCATTTGCTTCATCGTCTTCACCAGCAAAAGCTAACGCGAACAAACCACTTTGTAAACCTTGGAAAACAGCATTTTGTGCTACTAAATAATAACTTACTTTACTCATTCTTACAAGAGCACTTTTACCTTTATTCATATATGTGCCATCTTCTTTTTTAACTCTTCTACCTTTCTTTAAATCAGTAAGTTCTCTTTTAGCTAATCTATTATATTGAAATAACACATTGTTAAAAGCAAAAATAAATCTACCTAAAGGACCTGACTGTATATTAGAAACACGTAATGGGTCTGAAGCTTGCTGAGAAGTATTACTTAGTTTTTTCCAGTCTAACATTGCTTTTTCTTTTGCTTCTTTTTCACTCATACCTTGTTTTAAATATGAATTAATACGGTTACGATACATTGGGGCTCCTCCTAAAACAATAGCCGCACTATCAGCAAACTTAGTTGGTATAAATCCTGCTTGTAATGTTTTTCTTTGGAATCTTCTCATTAAAGTAAATAAATTTCTAGTTTTATTGTCTCCAGTATTTAAAGCTTCTACAATTTCCGCTTCCTGTATATTCCAAGTACTACCTCCTCTTCTGTTTATTAAAAAATCTGAATTCCACAATTCTTTTACATCCGCAGCAAATTGTTTTGTATCTGCTACAGCTTTACCATATTCTACAATATTATTATCACTATAGTTTATATAGTTTGTGAATGAAATCATCTGTAATATACCAGAACGAGAGTTAAAGAACATAATAGTTCCAACAGAATCATTTATATAATCCATTCCCGCATTAACATATTTAGCTCCAATACCTGTTTGCTCTATTCTGTTTTTTCCAGATTTTGCTCTTTTAACTGTGTCTTCTAATTCTTTAACGTAATCTGATCCAAATGCTGCTAGTAATTTATTTTTATTTTTAGGAGATAAAAGTTTTTCTACATTAGCAAGCCAAGGTTTTAAAAATTTAGGGCGTGCGGTTTTATTTAACATGTTGCGCGAATCTATTGCTATATTTCCTGAGTCCCAATTAGCTTCAGGAGCAGGATAGCCTTCTTTCCCAAAAGAAATATTTATTTTTTCTGCAAATTCTTTTAATTCAGGGTTTGCATTCATATATGATTTTATATTTCTTAAATCATTATCTTGAAGTTCTGATATTTTATATCCCCCCTTGTCCCATAAATATATTCTTACAGCATCTTCATTAGTATACAAGTTTAAATTTTCTTGCTTAATCGTTTTATTTAGCTTTATGTTTGAATTTATATTTTTTAATTGCTTTAAGGCTAAATCAAAAGTGTCTGTAATGCCTTTTCTTTGAGAATCTATATTTAAAACACCCTGTACATAAGGGTCTATAAGCTCTTCTTTTAATAACTCTATATCCTGCTCTCCAACTTTACCGCTTCTTGCAATTTTTTGTATTAACCCATAAAAATCTTCAGCTTCGTACGGCAGCCATAAATTCCATTTATTTCTAAAGTTTAGCCCGGCTTTTTCAGATAATCTTTTAGCAGTTACTTCTGTGTTTTTACCAGATTTAATTTGCTGAGATCTTTTCCCCCTACCTCGAGTGTCTAATCCATCTATCATGTCTGATATTTGTTTAGAACGAAGTGAACTTTTTACAGTAATTGATTCATTAGTTGCTTTATCAGCTTCAACTTTTTCGTTAAGGTAAGCTTGATAATCTATTGTTGAAACATCAACACCTTTAGCTTTTAAATCTTCTATACGTTGTTGCTGCCCTTCTGTCGCATTAATTTTTGCAGCTAACTCTTTTCTTAGATCACTTACTTCTCTAGTATTACCTTTTTCATCTGTAACCCAATTTAAAAACTTTTGATCTTTTTGTTTTTTAGCAGCTGTTATAGCTTTTTCAACAGTTGTTATATTTATATTACCGTATATTGATCCTTGAATTTCAGTGTTTCCTTTTGCGGTAAAAATTCTTTTCCATCTATTTTCTAAAAATAAACCAGTCGATTCTTTTTGAAAAGAGTTATTACTTTCTTCAACAATATTATCTATTTCACTTTCAGTAGTAGCACTTAAAAGTTTCTTATATATCTCTGGCTGTTTTTTATGTTTAGTAGAATTAGATGGAATATGTTCAAAATAGTATTCCCCGTTTGCTTCGTATAAAGCTACTCCCGCTGTATATGTTGCTCCTCTTGAATGTGTCCTTGAATTATTTTGTCCTACTCCTCCCGTATATAAAGAGTTTGTAACAAACGCCATTAAATCTCTATGAGATTGAAACTCCTCTAACAAAGCTCTTTTTTCAGGAGAGCCTTCTTCTAATTTATTTAATTCATTTCTGTAGTTTAAATCAACTTTAAACATTTGTTTTTCAATATCTTTTTTTCTTTCATTAAGTTGATCTACATATCTATCAGAATCTTTTGTTTTTTCAACTATACCGCTTTTTATATACTCTCTTACTCTTTTTGCTTTTTTATCGCCAGAAGTTGAATTTATATCAGAATTTATTGGCGCTGAATTTATTGCGTCTAATATGTTGTTTTCTTTTAAATATTCTTTTATTTCAGGAAAACTATCAGTTTTAATATTTAACATTCTACCCAATCCATTATTATCTGAAAAAGATACATGAGCTAGTGTAGAAGCCAGCCCTGAGTTTTTATAATGTTTTTGTAATAAACCTAAATTAATATCTTTTTCACTTTCCGTAAAAGTGTTGTCTTTAACTTGTGGGTTTGCGCCTATTCTTTGTCCTCTTTCTGTATCAAGGCCGAAAATGTTTTCATATGTTTGCCCTAAGCCGTCCTCATTGTAAAGTTTATTAGAACCCATTGAAACTTCTAGTTCCGATGCAATTGTAATTATATCTTCAATAGATAAGTTAGGTATGTTTGCATCTTTAGCTAAAGGAATAAATAAACTTGAAAAAGTATTTGAAGGCGTTACCTTTGTTAAAGCTTTTCCTATTGTATTAAATAATATATTTTGATTTTCAGGAAATTTTTGTAAATGTTTTCCGGCACGTACGCTATATTTAGTAAACCTACCTCTTTCAATATTTCTTTCAAACTCTTCATTAAACAATTTAATTTCAGCCTCTTGAGTTAATGGTAATTTTTCTTGAACGCTTTCACTTTTTAAAGCTTGCATTGACTCGTCAAACGCTAATTCTTTTGCAATAGTATTTATAATAAATTTTTTTCTTTGAGTTGAGTTTTTATTTTTTTCCCCAAATTCATTTAAAAATATACTTTTAACTTCAGACCAAGGTCTTTTATTATATACAAAATTACCAGCACCTGTTTTTTTACCTGTAAAACTTTCATCTACTCTTTTTGGTTTACCGTCTGCTTCAAATACTTGATCTGTAAACAAAGGTTTTGCAAACTGACTCTTTACTAAATCTTGTAATGGTATTATATCATATATTTTTTCTGCATAAGATTTATCTCCTGGTTGAGTAGGTCCTTCATTTATTTTATTAAAGTATTGTTTTTCGTTATATGAGTTAAATTCCATTTCAACATCATCATAAATTAAATTTCTTACGTCAACTTTATATTTTTCTCTAAAGTTTTTACCTTTTTTTTCTTGTATTTGAGGCAGTATAGTGCTTAATGTTTTAGTAGCGGCTTCAAGAGCAACTCCTTTTAAATTTTTAGAAAGACCTAGCCTGTCTAATACGTTTCTTGTTTCTTGCGCTTTAGCTTCTTGTATTTCTGTTTTTTCTAATTCTTTTCTTTCAACTTCTTCTTGTAAAGTTTCTTGGCTTGCAACATCCACTCTTGCGTCTACATTTTCTGCAAATTTATCAGGAAAAAGATCTTTAGCTACTTTTTTCATTCTTTCAGGTAAAAACCTACCTACCCATCCAGATAGCTTACCTCTACCATCAAAATCGTTTATAAGGTCTATGGCTCCCCCTTTTTCTGTTAAAGTATTTTGTATTAGGTCTTCTTTAAAAGTATTATAACCGGGCACATTTTCATATTTTGTTGCTAATACTTCAACTAAATCTCTATATAATTCTGATATTTCAAAAGGACTTTTGCCGTCTGTATAAGCTTGATCAATATCTTTTGCTTTTATAGACCCTTTAATTTCCTGCTCGGGAATTACTTTTAATTGTTGTTTACCTTCTTGTGATTGAGCAAACTGAATTAAAGACCCGCCGGCTCCTTCCCTTACAACTCTTTGTTGACCAGCTGTAAGCTTACCTGCTACTAAGCTTTTGTTATAATCTTTTACAAAATTAAACACATCTCTACCTGTATTAAAGTTTGCTTTAACGCCTAATTGAGAAAGGGCTTGACGTAAAAAATCTCCTATTTTAGTAAATACAGTTTCATTGTATTTTATTTGATTTGTTAATAAGCCCTCACTTAATAATGTTATACCTTCTTCCCACGCATTACCCATTTGCTGAGCGGTTCCTCCTTTTTCTTTAGCTAATGCTAAGTAATCATTTAAACGGTTGGCATATTCTGAATCTACAATATTAGAAATATCCATGTTGCCTAACTCAATTGCTAATTCACGGCCTAAAGTAGTTTGTATTTCAGAGCTAGTAAACGTGTTTTTTAGTACTCCATGTAATAATTCATGTGCAGCCGTTGTAACAACATTATCTTCTTTAGCTGTTTCTTTATTTAGTACTATTGTTTGTTCACCTGTTTTTTTATCTTGTATTATAAACCCGTAGTTTTCAGATTGGCTTACCTCTATTTGTGTGCCTTTAGCTTTTTCTTTTTCAATAAAACTTTGCGTATCTGTGGTTGTTTCAAATTCCTGAAAACCTATACCTTCACTTTTTGCAATTTTTTTCGCGCCTTCAGTTGTAACTTTACCAATATTTTTTAAAGCCAAGGAGTTTAATTCATTTATAATTTCTGTTTTACGCGACTCTAAGTCAGTTTTATCTACGTCTTCATCAAGATTTTTTATTTCGTTTTCTATTTGCTGCTTTTCAACTTGAAGCTCAACAGCTTTTACCTTGTCCTCCCCTGTTATTTCTTTTCTTATTTTTTGATCAGCATTAATTACGTCTGTAACAGCAGCAAGTTTAGTCTGGCCTTCCTCTTGCGATATTATATTGTTATCGATATCTAACTGAATATCTTTTCTAAGTTTGTCTAATATATTTATACTAGCATCCTTATCAGTTAAAGCATTAATTCTTGCAGCCGCTCCTCTTATATCTGTTGCTGTTTGTCTTGTAATATTACCAGCAAACGGTAAAACAAGCCCTACATATCCTCCAATTTGACCACTTTGAAAAAGTTCTTTTGCATCAATATATTTTGTAGCATCACCTCCGGCAATACCTTTCGCTATTTGTGAACCTGCGGTTTGAAATGTTTCTGTTAAAAATTCAGTAAACCCGCTTTTTGCCATTCCCCCAGTTAAAGATTTTGCTCCTCCCGTTTTAACCCATTCTTTTGCTCCTAGCTTAAATAAAGATACAATACCCTGTTTACCTATATCTTTAAATAAATACCCTGCTATCGTACTAGCCCCAACAGATTCTAGCCCTTGACTCAATGCTGCAAAAGCCGCTGCTAACTCTCCGTCTCCTGCCCCGTCTTCTATATACTTTAAAAAGTTTTCTTCAGTATCTTCTACACCATCTGTTTCCATTTTAGCTTTTATACCTTCAAAATATGTAGGACCTAATTCCTGCGCAAAAACACCAATACCTGTCAATGCTAAAGCTAACTGAGGTGCTTGCTCAGCAATTATAGCTGGAGTGTTTTTTAGAAACGCACCCACAACCTGTAACATACCGTCAGCCTCATTTATATCATCCATGTAATCATTAAAAAAACTTAAATCATACTCTCTTGCTTTGTATTGCTCAAATAGCTTTGCGTTTTCATTTAGAATATCTTTTCTTCGGCCTTTATATCTTTCAATAGCTTCTTTAACCGTTATTTGTTCTTGTATTATAGGCAGTCTAGCGCTATCTAATTGCGTTCTTGTTGCCATAGGTGCGCCAAATCTTATTTTATCCGTAAGTTTTATAGAGCCATCTGCAATCCCCGCTTCTAACCTCGCTAGCTCTGCTTTATCTTTTTGATATTCCATATCATTTAACGCCCTTGTAGAAGCATTAAAAGTATTAGCTATGCTTTTCTTAGATTTTAAAAAAGATTCTCCAAATTGGTTTTTTTCATCTAACCCTAGCTCTTTTCTTTTTTGGACGGTTAAATCTTTTTGTAGCTCATTGTCTACAGCTTGATTTATTGCTTGTCTACGTTTTGTATATTCAGGATTTGTATTTAAAGAATCGTAAAATAAATCGGTTGCTATTTCGTTTAACTCAACTTGTGCTGCTTCATATGCTTCAGGGGTAAACGTTGTTAAATCATTTAATCCATATTTTTCAGCTAAACTCTTTTTTTGTTTTTCTAATTGAGGTATTACGCTTGTTTGCATAATACTAGGTATTAAATATTGTTGTAAATATTTATCATTATCATGTAAACTTTGTATAGATTCTTCCCTTAATCCTTGTAAAGTTTCATTGTCTTCAAAATCAATATTTGAGCCTAAGTTATTTTTTGAATTGTTAACCGCTGTTTGAGCAAACGCGGTTGCAGCTGCTGAGTCAATTTGAGGTGCAAATGGATCTATTCCTGTACTGTTTAAATATTTAGTTGATATGTTTTTAGTTTTATCATAATTTGATACATAATTTTCATAAGCAGCATCATAATTATTTTCTTTATATAAACCTAACATTAATTTTTCAGCAAAAGGGTCTTTGCCTGATTGTAAATCTAATGCTTTTTGTTCAGGAGTTCTTTTGTCAAAACCTATATTTTCATCTTGTGATTTAATTTTAAAAAGTAAACTAGCTTGCTGTTCAATATTTAAATTGTCATCAGAAATTTTTTGTTGTAATAATTGGTTTATATTACTTTTTTCTTGAACAGGTTGAGCAATTGGAGCTGCTAGTCTTTGTGATTCCGATAAAGAAGTCCCCGATTCTAAACCCGTAACGGCTGCTACATTTTCTGGTGTTGCACTTGCAGCCTGACTTGGAACACCCGTTTGCTTTCCCCCAGCTTCGTCTATTTCTTCTATAAGCTGAGCATTTGGAAATTCTTGCAAAAACCCCTGTACTTCACTTTCTGGAAGTAAAAAAGTTCTACCGTTTACTGTGTATTTAAATTGTTTCATATAACACTATTTATTAATCGTTTACTTCGTATGAATCGTATTTACTTATTTTTGCGTTAATACTTTTTTCTAGCTTTGCTTTTTCTGTATTAAGCCAGTTTGCATAATATCCTTTTTCAAGGCCGTTTTGTTCATATAAAAAGTCTGGTGCTTGCCCTTGATATTTTATATCAAAAACATAACCACGGTATAATTTTTTAGCTTCTTCATCTGAAATAGAAAATCCTTTAGATTTTAATATAGTACTAAAAATTTCATAATCTTGTGTTTCGTCTGTATAAGTAAAACCTTCAGCTATAATAGTGGGAGTGCCATTAACTAGTTCCGCATTGTTCTTTGTGTTTTTAAAAGCATCATACCCTTGATCTGCTAATGCGTTTAATTTTTGTTGCACTAAACTAGTTTCTCCGCTTTCTAATTTAAAAGTGTTTATATCACTAGCTATCTCTAGTGTATCATTTAAATTATTTAAAAATGTTATTTTATTTGCTTCAGCTATAGTTGCGTCATCAAAATCAGTTTTAATAGTAATATTAGCATCTCCTAATCGTTTTTCATCTCCACTTAATTTTAAATCATAATATTTATTAGCAGCCCAGGAAGTGGTTTTCATATCTAAATGTGAATGTACCGCGTTTAACATAGGGTCATTAGCTCTTTCTTCATTTGTAGCATTTCCATATCTTAACACTGCTGCTTTTAATTTATCTGTATCTTCTTTTGAAAACACCCCATTAGATAATTCAATTACTTCTTGCACAGCTCTATTTGTATGTGTTTCAATATCTCCAATAGCTATTTCATCATTCCATATCATAGCTTTGTGCATAGGCTGTAAACGAGTATTTAAAGCATTTGCAGCATGACCTATAATAAGGTTTCTTTCATTTTCTCCTCTTCGCTGTACTTTTTTGAGTAGCAATTTCAATACTGCCTTTTCCTATTGATCTTTGATTTGTAATAGTTTGTTCTCCTGGAATTTTATAAGCATTTAATAAATCTTGGTTTTTTGAAGCAAAAGCTTCTTCTGCTACTTTATCTATAATTTGACCTCCCAAGCTATCTGAGTTTGTAAAGTTAAGTTTTTTGTTTCCAAAATCTTCTAAGTTTATTTCAGCCAACTGCTCTAAAGTTAAACTTTGTTTATAATCTTCCGCATCTTCTTCTCTCAAATGATTTGTCCATGCTAAAATAATTTTTCCATTATCATCATATTCAAGCTTTACATCATATCCATTTTCTTGTACTATTTCATTCCTTAACGTAGCATACATTCCATCAGGCTGAAAGTTTGAATATATAGCATCAAAATCTTTTTCACCTGCAGAGTCTCGCATACGTTCTATATTTCTCATTGCTTTAGTGAAAGTTTCAACTGTACCAAATATATCATTTTCAAGCTCTGCAACATCTTTCCATAATTCACCTGTTGAGTCATTTTCTGCCGCGTCATATGCCGCTTTTAATTTATCGCCTTCTTGTGCAAATATTTCTAAAGCATTTCCTTGTCCACTAGAGCTTAAATATGCTGCTTGTTGTCTTAGCCTTTTATCTATAGCAGTGTCACGAGAAAATTTGTCCTTTTTTTTCGCAGCTTCTTCTCTTTGCTCTTTTTCTTTTTCTTCTCGTTTCTTTTCTCTATTATCAGCTATTTGATCTATTCTTTTAGATATTCTAGCAAAACTATTATAAGTAGCCGCTTCGGATGCTGCAAAGCTTCTTAAATAAACCTCTGAATAATTAGGTCTTTTAACTATCGGCTGCTGCTGATATAAAGGAGTTGGAGTTGTTGTAAACTTTGGTAATGCCATGTTTTATATTTATATTATTAAACGTTTCCGCTTTTTTCGCTAGCGGCCACATAAGATAATGCTGCGTCGCCTACCCCCGCTATAGCTCCTGCAACCGCCCCGTCTCTTGCCCCTTCTGCTGATATAGCAGCTGCTTCTAAGTCTGCAGCAGTTTGAACTTTTTGTGTTTCTAAATTAGCTAATCTATTTAATCTGTTTTGTTCTCTTGTTTCAGCTACTCTAAACTGGTATTCTCTAGCCATTGCATCTGCTTCTTGTAGTCTTTGTTGTTCACCTAATCTAGACTGCTGTAATCTAAGCGCTTCTGCAATTTGTATTTGTTGTAGTCTTCCAGCTTCATCAAACCCTGCTTGCTGTAACCTTCCCGCTTCACCAAATCTACTTTCTTGCAATCTTAAACTTTCATTAAGGCCAAGCTCTTGCTCTCTTAAACGATCATCTATTGAAAGCCCTTGCATTCTTTGTTTTTCTGCTAAGCTTATATCTCTTAACGTTCTTCCTTCTTCTAGCTCTAAATTTCTAAGCTCTCTACCTTCATCAAGTCTTGTGGTGTCAATTCTTAAACCTTCTCTTTCTCTTAAGCCTTCTAGTCTTAATCTTTCAGAAAAAGCAATGTCTTGTAATCTTTTACTTTCAGACATTCTTATTTGTTCAACCTGTTGTTGACCTTGTGCTCTTAATTGAGTGTTTCTTGATTCTTGCTGTTCGATTGTAGCAGAAATTCCTAACTTACTTTGAAGAGCCGCTTGTGCAATTGCGGTTGCTCCCCCAGCTCCAGCTCCTGTTGCTCTTATTGTTGATAATGTGTTTGCTAAAGCTTGATCGCTTTGTTGCGCTTGTAAGTCTGCTGCTTGAGTAGCTACTTGAAGATTAGCAAAAGTATTTGAAGTTAAATTACTTGTATCAGAAGCTAATCCTGAAAAGTCTTGGCCTCCTGCTCTTAAATCTGTTATTCTTCCAGATAAGTCTTCTAACCCTGTAGCTAAATTTCTTTGGCCTAAACTTAAATCAGTAGCAAGCTCTGCAGTGCCTTGAAACATATCTGTTCTATCTGTTAAAAGATCTGTTCTATCAGTTAGCATTCCTGATCTATCTGTAGCTAAGCCGCTAGTGTTTTCAAGTATTCTACTTAAATCTACAACATTAGCGTATGGGTTTACTATGTTGCTACCTTGATACATTTGTGCATATCTTGGGTCTGCTACCATTTCAGCTACACCTTTTGGAAGACTTCTATAAAATTTATTACCTTCATCGGTATTAGGGTCAGGGGCTATAACACGCCCTTCCCCGTCTTTAGGTAAACTTTGGGTAAAGAAATTAAACTCTTGCATTGGCAAAGCGTTCTGAAAATTAACAGGCTTAGGTAATCCAGATTTAGTTTTAGGTTTTCTAGATCCATAATAAGCGTCAGGATTAAAAATCATATTTCCTGCATTGTCAAATGAAATAGGTGTGCCTTTAAACTCTGGCCCCCTGTCATCAACAAAATCAGGGTCATTTTCAAATCTTGGGCCTGCAATATTTTGAGAGCCTAATCCTATTGGTATAGGTCTTCCTAAACTTAAATCCATAGCAGTTTGGTTTCTTAAACTTGCTGAGCCTTCTGGTATACCTCTATTTAATCTATTTGCTCTGCTAGCAAAATCATTATCATATCCCGGTATATTTTGATTATCTGTAAACCCTGGAACAAAACTTCTTCTTTCTCTTGCTGCTAATTCAGCTGAAGCTAATCTTGCTGCATCATTTGCATCATTCGCAGCCCCTTCTGCTCTTTTCTTTGTTTGATTAGATTTTACACCTTTATATATAGCGGCTCCTCCTTTTAATACAGCACCGGCGGCTAATATAAAAGGTATAATACCATACTGCAAATTATCTGCGATCTGTAATACTGTTGTTGTTTCTTCCATGTTAATTAGTTAATAGTTCGTATTCACTTGATACCGCGAATAATTCTTTTGCTGAAGTGTCTGAAACACTAAGTTGTACTTTGTTAAAAAATCCTTTCACACCTGATATATCACCACCAAACAATATTTCATTTCTTTTAGGTAAGGTTTCATTTACAATATACGAGTAATATTTGTTATCTTTTCTTTTAAATCCTGAAACCATTAAGTCTTGCCAAGTGTTTTCTACAGACGCATTAGTTGATACATACCCTGTAATTGGAGAACCTGTATCGCTATCAGTTGCTATAGAGGTTACTGACCAACCTGTATCTCCCTCATAATTTAATGTTCTAAAGTATTTTACAGTTGATGGCGGTTTATTAAATATTAAGTCAACAGTTGAAGCAGATGTAGCTGCACCGTAAAAGGAACCTCTATTTGCGTCTAAATCATAATGTTTATATAAATCATTTACACCGTATGTATAAAAATCCGCATCTATACTGCCTCCAAATGATGGCTTGTAATTATAAAAAGAAGACCAGCCATTAATATCTTCATCAAATGTAACTGTTTGAAATCCTCCTGTAAAGTCTCTTAAGTGAACAGTTATTACGTCTCCTGCCACAGGCGCTTGAGCTAATGTTACAACCCCTGTACTCGCATTATAAGTATATTCAGTTCCTACTGTTAAAGGTGTTGTTGCACTAAAGTTTTGTTGAAACACCTCTATCTGAGACACGTCTGTAGGGTCTGGTAAATTTATTGTTGTAAAATCTTTATCTACAATACTAAACGCTAAAGAAAAGGTGGCCGTACTTCCATTACAAGCAAAAGTATTTGTTATATTATCTTCTTGCAATGATAACACATATTTTTTTCTGTTGTTATCCCATGTGCCAATAACTGTGTCTATAGATTTTAAACTTGTTTTAAAATAATCTCTCATACCAAAGTTTGATATTTCTGTAATACCATCTCTTGATAATCTTAAAACAACCCCGTTATTTTTATCTGTAAAATATTTTCTTCCTGCATGGAAAGCAAAACTTTCAGGGTTTTTACTTATACCATAATTACCTGTATACGCAACTACTTGTCCTAATACTTGATTAGAGGCTGTTACCTGAGGGTCTCCTTCTGCCGTAAATATAATGTCTTTATCTATAAGTATATTGTGTACTTTGTTTTCTTGAAAAACATTTAAGTTATTGTCTTCTGCAAATAATTTTTGTATTGATCCAAATGAGGAATCAATTGATTTTGTATTAGGTATTGAAGGGTTGAACTGATTAATTTCGTTTGTTCTTGTTCTGCCATTATATATACCTGAATATATTAAAGAAGCTTCTCTTGTTTCAGGTGTATACTCGCTATCTGTAATTGCGGCTCTTACTCCAAAGTCAACTGTTTTGCCGTTAAATGATCCTCGTATTCTAGACTCTTCAACATGCCAGCTTTTTACTACAACTAATATTGATTTGCCATTACCGGGTGCAGATGTAAAAGTAATCACTCTTGTTTTATTTGCGTAAATATATGTAGAAGCTGCTTGAAGCACATCATCAAGATATACTTGAAAATCAGATTCAGAATTTGGAACCGCATATATAGTACTTCCGCTGCTCTCTGCAATAGTAAATGTTGTATCACTACCATCTCCTGTGCCTACTATTTGATGAGTAACCTCAGAACTCTTTATAACAAAGGTGTTGTAGTATTTAATTTCTAGTGTTACACTCATACTTTTATTATTACATTAATTATCAAAATATTAACTTGATGCGTTTGTAAAACTAATAATGCCAAATACAACGTTTCCTTGAGAATTAGGGTTGGCTGTTAAATTAATTTCTGTAGTACCTATAGTTGTTGAATATGAATTACCACCTACAGTACGTGTTCCTTTACCTGTAAACTTTATTTGAAACGTTTCATTACTTGTTCCCGTAAGAGGAGAGCTTGTTACAGCGACTACGTCGTTGTTTCTTACATTGCTGCTGTTTAAAGCTACAGATACCTCTGTACTTGTTGTATTGTCTTTTTGAATTGTAATACTAACTGTTGTTTCTGCCCCACTCGTTCCATTTATTGATAATCCTGTAGATACATAAGACTGATCAGATGATATTGTAACTCCGTTTACTGAAATGGCTGTTACTCGTGGAGTTCCTCCTGTGTTTGCTTCAGTGCTTAAGTACATATTAACATATGATCTAAGTCCATCTGGAGCGTTTGCTTGTATTGTTGATGTTGGCAGTAAAGTTAAAACTGTATCTCCTGAAGATAAAGCAGGCGTTGGAATATCAAATGTAGCCTGTGAATGCCCTCCTGTAATATATATGTTACCTACAGAACTACCGTTTCCACGGTTTATAGTTGGTACACCGCTAAATTTATACCCTGATACTGATGTTATTGTTATTGTATTACCTCCAATTCCAAATGCACTTGTATTACCACTTCCAAACGTTGCTCCTGTGGAACCAAACCCTGTATTTATATATGTAGGACTTATTGTGTATCCTGAATTTTGGGCTACAAAATAAGCGTCATTTGCGGAAACATAAGTTGTGTTTACATTTACGGCAAACGAATAGTTTATATTTCCTCCTACTGCTTGATTTGGATAAGTACCACTAAAACTAACTGTTATTGCATTACCAGAACCTTCTGCTGTAACAAGGCTAAAAGGACTTGTATTGCTTATTACAGATATATTTGTGGTAGCGCTTAAATTAACTGAGCCATGTGTAAAAGTAAATACCATTTGACCATTAAAAGAATTACCAATATCTGAAGTAGCATATGTTAAAGTTCTTGAACTTACATCTACTGAAACTCCCGAAGCTAAAACATTTCCAGTATTAACCATTGTAAGAGTTGCGTTTTGTGCACACGCAGTTACCTGTAAAGGTACAGTTGCTGATACAAAAGCATTTCCTTTTTCTACTACAGAAGTTGAAGCTGTACTTCCTGATACACTCCCATCTACTGTTGCTTTTTCATTAAACGCCGCTACTACTATACTTCCAGCAGAAGTTGTACCGCTTATATCATTACATGATCCTTGCCCTGTTAATCTTAATTTATATCCACTTACAATTGTAGCACTTATTTTTGAAGCTGTTGCTGAATTACTTGTAATTTCAAAAAACTTACCGTTTGTAAAGTAATTTCTTAAATCAATATCTGTAGATCCTGTAATTACAGTTGATTGCGTAGGTATACTACCTGTTGTTAATGTAGGAAGAACACTTGGCTGAACTATATTATATGTAAAGTCTCCTGCACTTGCATTTGTAAAACTACCTCCAGGTGTTATATTTAATGTTAATGCTCTTAACGTAGCATTTGTAACTGTTGCTAAGTTTGTGGCCGCTCCATCTGTTAAAGCATTACTGCTAAGTTTTACATTGTTTAATGTTCCTTGCGCAATTGTTCCTTGAGTAAAAACAGCATTTGATGCTATTGAAAATCCGGAGGGTGCTGCATGTAAAGCTACGGTATAAGCTGTTGTAGTAGGGGCAGCAGGCTGAGTAATTGTTCTTACCGCAGTATATAAATAAGCTGTTGAAGCGGAATTACTAAATCCTGTTGTTGGAATTTGTATTCTTATTGTATTATTATTATTTGCGTAAGTGGTTGCCGTACCTGTTGTTTGCCCTAATGTTACTGACACTGTTTCTGTATTACTGCTATTAGCTGAAACACTTGTTGGTGCAACTGCCACAGCAGGGGAGTTTCCGTTTACTATTGTAAGTCCTCCTCCATGCGCTACGCTTATACTACCAGTCCAATCTGAAACTTGGAATAACCCAAGTGCAGGCGTTGTAACTTGTATTGGTCCTTGTATATTTGTTCCTTGTGAATTTGTTGCAAAAGCCCACACGTAAAACAAAGTGTTTATTGCTGCATCATTTTTAGTTGTTGTATATGTTGACGCTCCACTACCTACTGATACGTCTACATTAGTAGCGTTAGCAAAAACTGCAGTAGTTCCTATTTTAAATCCTGCTGCTGATACTGAGGCTCCTCCATTAGCACTTATAGTTGCTGATACTGTAAAAGTAGCTGCTGAACTTGATGTTGACGATGTTGATGTTAATGATAAGTCTGAAAATAATGGAACTGTTGTACCTAATCCAGCTGTATCTTCTTGAACTGCTGTTGTAGATATTATAATATTTTGTCCTGCATTAGTAAATCCATTTGGTGCTGTTATAGTTAATCGCGCTGTTCTTGTTGTATCTGTACTAACTGGAAAATAATCAAACCCTACTGTTTGCCCCGCGTCAGTAGTAGAGTTTACATAATCAACTGTTTGTAATGAACCTACATTAATTGTAGGAGCCGTAATAGTTCCGTTAGCTGCTACAGCAAAATTTGATACAGTTACATCAGATGAGCTAAACGCGCCTGTTTCTAAAGCGTTAAGTTCATTTATTAATCCTGTTGTAGAAGTTTCATAGTATATGTCTATTTCACTTTCAATAGGTTTAGTTTCAAATACAGATAAATCAATGTACTTACCTCTTCTTATATAAGATGTAACGCTTAATGCTGGTTTAGCAGTATTATCAGAAGCGGTATCGTCTGTAAAAAGCATTCTTACTCCATGTAAATCTGCTTTACTTGACGTTTCTCCAAAAGGAGGTAACTGAGCAATTAAATGGTTATTTTCTCTTTGATAAAAGGGTCCCCCCGAGTCTTCTGTAACCGAAGAAGATCTTGCGTATTCTTGTACCGTGTTTATTGTAATCGAACTAAAGTCTGAAAGTTTACCTATACCTGTTATTGGAAGCTCGTCATCATTAGATAGGGTTTGAATACGTTTTTCAGAATCAAACGCTATTGTTTTTGCTATTTGCCCTGAAGATGAATCTGTAATTTCTGAATCTCCAAATTTTGTTAATGTATTAGAGTCTCCTACTTTATTAAAAGTTAATTGTGTTACTTCTAAAAATCCTACATCTGCATTTGCATTTAATTCAGGAAATGTTAATGACCATATATATTGTTTTTTACCTGCTGCTAAAGCAACAGATGTTAATGCGCTTGTTAAAACAGTGCTACTAGTAATATTGCTTGTACAAGGAGTATATTTAAAAGTTCGAGCAGCAGCGGTATCTCTATTAAACAACATATATTGATTACATGAAAATCTCATTCCCGTGTCTGCAACAATACCCCCTGTTGAAGCACTTCTTGTTCCAGTAGTAGTAGTGGTTGTTGTATAAAAAGCTGTATTAATTACTTTTGGAAATAAAATAGTATCAGATCTTGCTATAGAATTATCCGCAGATATAGTTTCCATTAATCTTGGAATCTTATTTATATTATCCCCAAACAATGTTATATAAGAGTTATTGTCTACAACTGTTGCCCCCGGCGTATATACATTATAATACTCTTGTTCTAATTGTTTTACAACTACTCTGTAAGAATACCAGCCATACGGATTATATGTGCTATACACACCACTGTCTAATTCATTAGAATATACATCTGCGTCTGGTATTAATTTACCACTTTGTGCATTAAAAGTTATTTTTAAATTATCTCCAACCCAACTATTAAACTCAGCTGCCGATGTTCTTGCCTGGCACCGCAATTATAGAATTTGAAGCTGTTGAAGGTAATATAACAGGAGATTGTCTTCCAAATATATCTGCAAGTACAACCCCTATTTGATATGTTCTTCTTTGTTTTAAAGAACTATCAGGATATTCATGATTTGCAAGAGTTACTGTTATAGCTGCCCCATTAGCAGGTGCTGTATTAAATGTAATAATTCCTGTTGTACCATCATACGCATAATTCGTTGAAGCTAATAGTACATCATTTACATATACTATAAACTGATTTGTGTTTGCTGGCGGTATGCTAGTTGAACCTCTTGTAGGGGATTTTAAAGTTAATGTAAAAGTTTTATCGCTACCATCTCCTGTAAATGTTTGCGTTGCTTTCGCTCCGAATGAAACTGTATAATCTAAAACGGGAGGAGTTATGTTTTGGGAGTAGTTGGCAAATACCAATCTATTACCTACAATATCTAAGGCTTTTGCTTTTGTAGGAACGTTATCAAAAACTCTTGTAATTTGATCTTCAGGTAAAGCTTCTTGTGGGCTATCAGATTTATAAGTACAAGTATAAAAAGTTGAAGTAATACTTGCATCTGTAAGTGTTTTTGTTTCAACTATTCTTGCAACTGTACTGTCTGACTCTTTAATTATAATTTCAACTTCTTTTATTTCAAAATCAGCATTAGGATTTATACTTGGCAATTCAATACCTAACACAGCAGTATTAATATGGTTTATCATACCATCCAATTCCGTAGATTGATAAGCTCTAGCTTCTGCTGCTTCATTAAATGTTCCGTAGCTTGATCCTGTTTTATATGAATGTTGAAATGCTATTTGAGTGAAAAGGGGCTAATACTGAATACTCGTTATCATTAAACTTATATCTATAAGAAAATCTTACAAACTCTTCTTCTATATAATCATTGTTTAAAGTAGCATCATTGCTCATTGTAGAAGTTCCAGCAATATCGTTTTCTGTCATAAAAACAACTGGAGTGTATGGAGCATACTTAGCTAAACTTATTTTTAACTCGTTATTATAAAAGCTAGTGTCACCTATTGCTTTTACAACATTTATTCTTCTTGGTTGATTTTTATTATCTGTCCAAAATAATAAATCATCAATCATTGCAACTCCTGTAATTTTATATTTTTTACTAAATTTTAAAAATCTTCCTATTACAATTGCTTTTGCTGTTTTAAATGTTGCGCTAGCGGGATCGGCGTCATAATAATAAATGGCATGAAATCTAGGTTGCGTAACAGCTTCATTTATATACCAATCATTTACATATAAATCATTATTATCTGTTACAAACCAGTAAATACGTTTATTTTTTTCATCAAAATACGTTCCTATTACTTCTATATCTGAAGATAATCCAAGTGTTGTATGTGCTATTGTATTACCAGCAGCATTTTGTATAACACCAACATTTGAACCATCAGGTTTTAATACTTCAATATTTTGTGCATCTCTGTATTCGCCCTCTGGCAGAAGTCTATCGTCCAGGTCTTTATTCATTTTCCCGCCAAGGAAAGTATTTTTGATTTCTGGCATTTATCTAGTGTTTAATCTGTTTAGATTTGTTCCTCATTATAGCTGTAATTTCAGCAAGCTTAATGTTTGAAAGTCTTAGCTTAGCATTTCTCATAGCCGCTCTACGCTCTCGTCTAAATCTATTTATTATAAATTCAGGAACATTTTGTTTTGAGGATAAAATAGCGTAAGCTACATGTTTATATAATGCTTCCTCTGCCATTTTGTGTATTTGCATTTCAGCATCAGTTCCTAAACCGTCTGAAATATAATGAATAGTTAATATTTTTTCTGATAAATTACTACTAAATCCAAATTGCCCATTTGCTTCATCGTTTACAAACACGCCATTAACTTGTAAATGTTCTGGATGACTTCCATATCTTCTACCATAACCTATTACACTATCGCTATAATCTGAATTAGCTGTAAAATAATCATTTGAACTACTGCTACCTAGCGCGGCATTAGTTTCAATACCGTTAAATTTTTTAGTTATTTCATCTTCTGTTAACAATAAAGAGTTGTCATTGTCATATAAGTATTCACTGTCTGTATCTTGTAATACAGCTTGAGAAGGCCTTGAAGTGTTGTTTGTAGGATATATGCGTCTTTCTAAGCCGTTATCATCTACCCAAGAAAGTTTAACATAATTAACATAATCTTGAGGCATAGGTACAATTAATGTTGTAGGAATTGACACTTCAAATATTTTTTCAACTCTTGAAACATCATAACTAAATTCCTGTATTGCTCTTTTTGAATGAAACAATATATCTTGTTTTGAAGCATGATCTATTATTTTTCCGTCTCCTACATATGCAACTAAAAAGTTGTTTACTATGTCTGCTAAAGAAATATATCTATAATTACCCGTATTTTGATTTTCAAGTAAAACTTTTATTGCAGCACCATTTGCAGGTGCAGTTGTAAAAGTAATTACACCCGTACTATTATTATAACTATGTAAATCATCATCAACTTCTAACCCTGCTATAAAAATTCTAAAAACAGATTCAGCTGTTGGTAAAGGTGTAAATGTTAATGTAAACGTTGTAGTACTTCCGTCTCCTGTAAATAACTGTGATCCCTCATAGTATTCTCTTGCTGATTGTGTAATTAGTCCCATTTATTATGTATTTTCTTGATTAATTTTTTGCACTTCTTCTTGTTTAGCAATTTGAACAATATTTGGATCCTTAATAGTAACCCCTGCTAATGAAAGTATTTTAATAATTAAAGGCACTTCTTCAGAATCATGCAGTTGAAAATTTATTGATGAACCACTCGCGTAAGCCATATCTCCATAGGTTGATCCTGTTGTAAATGCCCAATTTGGGTCAGTAGGCTTATAAAGATAATCTAGCGTAGCTGAAGATATTGTTGTTGGAAATATATAAATATTTGATCCCTGTTTATAATATATTGGGAATGAAGTGCTTGGTGCTGTTAGTTTTGAAGATGTAATATGTGGCAAATCTGATTTTGATATTTCTTGCACCTCAGTAGCCCTTGAGCTTGTGCTAATCATAATACATTTATAATAATTTTCAGGTGTTGAAGAAATACCACTTGAAAAAGTTAATGTTGATGATGTAGAAAACATATCAATTTTTTCTTTTGTGCTTTTAGCAAGATTTGCGTATTCATCATTTATTGTACCTGTTTCTTTTCTTGTTAAGTATCTGTTGTAATCAGAAAAAGATTTTTCAAATAAATCAAGTTGTGCCATTCGGGCAAACCTGTTGTATTGATCAGGTGTCATGAATCCTCGTTGTTCTCTGTTAAGAAGAGATAGCACGGTTCTATATACTGTATTTACATTTATGGCCATATTATTATTTATTATAGCCTTAGGCCCACTTAAGGGCCGTGACTATTAGTGACTACTTTAATCTTTTTTCAACAGCAGTGTAAATTTCAACTCCTTCATCTGTTTTAAAGAATGCTGTTAAAGCTGAATATGGATTTTCTTCATATGGTACTGTAAGTAGCTTTTTATTATTTGAGCCCCACATAAAGGTTCTTTGATCAGCTGATAGCTTAATAATTCCTGCTTCAACCGCTCTAATACCCATATTTCTAATTTGAATGTTTTCATCAGACGCGAGTTCTAAGAACAATCTAGGATCTTTCTTAGCTAGATTAATTAAATCACGTTTAAGTTCCTTAGAAGTCATCTGAGATGCTTTATTTCCAATTTCTGTACGCACTACAGCTTCAACTTGGTCAATATCCATGTTCATTGCTACGTTTAACGCATCAACTTCTACTTCAATCATATCTAATTCATCTTCTGCTTGTGCTGCTGGATCAAATTCAAAAAACAAACTGTTTCTTTGTGGATGATATAGAGATAAAAGTTTTTGCAGTGTTTGTTTTGATTTCGGTACGTTTAACATTCCGTCTTCAAAAGTTATATGTGCTAACTTAGAGTCTCCATTAAATTCATCTACAAAAGATGTTTTTTGATTTGTGGTATATTTTAATTCTCTTTCATACCCTTTTTCTTCATCAAAATAGTATATGTTGGAGCTTTTAATTGTATAAGTAAGAGGAGACAACCCTTCTTTTAAGACATACATTCTGTCTTTGATTGGCCAAGTAGGCTTTTTAGCTACTGGCTCTTGTCTGATTATTTCTTTAACAGGTGCTTCTGCAACGACTGTATCTGTGCTCTTTAGAGCTTTTGTTTTTTTATTCATGATATAATATAATATAAGTTAGTAAAAAGTAAAGCTAGGGCGCTATTACAACGCCCTGCTCTACAGAGAAAAATTTAAGAAGTTAATAACATAAAGTTATTAGCACCTTGAGTAATTAAACATCTTTCTGATAGGTAGTGAACCTCCATTGCATCTAAATCTGAAGTGAAGTTTCCACCTACTGATCCAGTTGTCCAAGATTTCATTTTTCTATCATCTGATTGAGAAGATCTATATCTAACGTGTAGGAAAGGTCTTTTAATGTTTTTACCAAGAATTTGGTCATAAACAGTAGATGTACCAGCTGGCACAATTATACCTCTTACGTCGTTTTCAATTATACCTCTTGTTGACCCGTCGTTTAAGTATTTCCAGTCAGTTTTGTAAAAGTCATAAGAACCTCTTCTAAATCCTGAAAAGCCTAAGTTAAGCGCCATATCCTCACTGTTAGAGAATACACCGTAAGATGTACCACCTGCTCCGTAAGAATTTTGAGTAGCTAACATATCATCAATTGCTAGAGATACTTCTCTATTAATAAATAACATGTTTTCTTCAATTGCTCCTTGAGAATCAAATTTCTTAAGAATGTTATCGAAAGAACCTAAATCGTCTGTTGGAGAAGTACCTGCGATACCAGTAGTAACATGACCTCTTGAAGTTACTGCCGCAAAAAGACCTTCAGTACCTGCAGTTGCTTCCGCTCCAGCTGTACCTAATTGAGAGTCTACACCACCAGCTGCTGCTGCTAGTTCCCCTTCAATCATTGCCATTTCTAGGTTATCTTCAAATCTTTGTCTTGTGTCACCTTCAGCTTTTAAATACCATAGGTAACCTGACTGTCCTTGTTCTCCTGTTACTTCAACCCATCCAATTTGAGAAGAGTCAGATCCTGAAACTTCATACTTATCTTTAATGATAATTGGTTTGTTAGTTAAAGACGCAAAAGATGGTTGTACTGCGTTTGTCATTCCTGCTGTTCCTTTTTTAAATTCAGAACCATACACGAATAAGTCACAAGTTGCTGTACCATCGTCATCTGTTGTTACGAAACCTGACACAGCTCCCACTGTTGCACCACCTGTATAAGGTATTGCTGTTAAAGTTGTGTTGTCCGCTGCTACTGCAGAAATATACGCTTTAATTACTGTAGGAGAAGTCGTGTTATCGCTTAATACGATAGTTTGACCTACTCTTACTGCGTGAGTTCCTGAAGAAGCTATTGTAATTACACCAGTGTTAGCTACTGCTGCACCTTTATAGTGTAAATGTAATCTACCTTGCTCAGACCAAACTACTTGGTCAGAAGTCATAGGCATTTCAGCGCTTACCATTCTTAAGAAAGAAGCTATTGATCTGTTTCCAAATACTTCTGCTTCCTGCTCATATAAGTCCGGTAAATACTGCTGAGACCAATCGTTTGAACCACCTGTAAATGATAGGTAGTTAGACGATAATGTCTGTTTAGCTGGTGCTGGCGTTGAGTTCAACGAGCCTCCAGCTGATGGAGTTATTGCTGCCATTTTATTTTAATTTTAATTATTATTTATTTTTTTAACTTAATACGTAGCTTTGAACTATCGTCTCCTGATATTGCTCTTACTTTTATTCCTCCTGATTCAACAAAACCACCACTAGATTGTCTCGGGTCCATGTTTATATTTTTGGACTCTGCTGAGATTTCTTTTACGGCTTCTGTTTTACCAAGCTGATAAAAATGATTAGCTATGCTATCAGCGTTTTTTGCGGCAAATAATGCTTTATGATAACCATACCCATCTTGAAGTGTTACATTATCTTTGTCTAGGTAACTTCCTACAACATTCATAATGTCCATTTGAGTATTTTTAACTTTATCAACATCTTTTAGTTTAAATTTAAATTTCCTGTTATCAATATCGAAATCAAAACCTTTGAATTCTTGATTGAAAACTTCATTTGTTTTTTGATTAAACGTATCTGTCGCTTTCTCTTTAACCTGAGCAACTGCTTGCTGCTCATTACTGTATCTATTAAAAAAGTCAATTGCTTTTTGCTGTTCTAAATTTAGATTAGCAGAAGGCTTTACTTCTTTATAGTATTTTTCTTTTTGCCCATGCAAATGCGCTTTTGCTTTTGCAAGCTCCTCTTTAAAAGCTAATTGCTTTCTTTTAATATCTTTAGCATCATCTATTTCATCATCATACGAAAAATTATCTTCTACTAAAAAGTTAATTTCTTCAGAATTAAGGTGAGGTTTTGTTGTGTTATAATATTCTTTTAATAAATTATCATTATCAAGTTTATCATAATCTTTATTTAATCGCACATAGTCTTGCATAGATCCCCCCGTTTCATTCATAAAGTTTACAAGATCACCAATACCCTCTGGTATGTTTATTTCAGGTTCTTTTTCCGTAATTGCTTTAGGCTCTTCAGTTTTTATTTGATTTGCTTTAGGCTCTTCATTTACAACTTCCTCAATTATCGCTTCTTCTTTTTCTTCTTTTTCTTTACTTTCTCCGGTAGACTCTTTAGGTTGCGTTTCGTTTTTTTTACGTATTTCTTCGCTAGCTTCGGATCCGTCGCGAACAGAAATCTCATCTGTGCTTTGCTCTTCAGTGGCATTGTTTTCTTCTTTAGGTTGTCTTAAATCTACTTTAGTGACTGTTTCAGTCCCAGTATCAAGCCCCATTTTTTTAAGGACTTTCGTTTCTTTTTCAGCTATAGACGGGTTATCACCTTCTACAACTTTTGCTTTAATTTCTTCTGACATAATATAATATAATTGTATTTATTCTTTTAATAAAGGTAAGAATAATTAACCTTATAAGCCTTGATATGCAACAATAGTTCCTGAAGCTACATCAATTTCAGTCCAACGACCATAAATTGTTACTCCTTTTGGGAATGTTACACTGTCAACTACTAAGCCTGCAGCTCCTGCTCCAATGCCTTCCGTATTAACATATGTTGTTGCGCTTTCTGCAACTAAACCACTACTACTATCAAAAACACTGTCGGATAGCATTGTTATTGCAACCCATACATGGCCTGATGTTGGTGTTATTGCAGCTGAACTCGCTGTTGAATATGCTGAACCGTTTATACTACCGGTCCAATCGTTTTTTACTACTTTACCCATTTTTTTATTATTTAATTATTATTTAGGATCAAATTGTTCTAATCCAAAGCCTCCTAAATTATCAAATCCTGCAGATTCAAACTTTTTTGGTGGTTTATTATTTTTTCTTTGGTCTATTAATTCAGACTGTTGTGAAGCTTGTATTTTTGTTCTATCATCTTTTCTATCTTCACGATACTTGTCTTTATCATTAATCACTTGTAAATCCATTTCTTTAAGCTTTACGTTTAATTGAAACTCATGAAGCATAAGTTCTTTTTTAATAGCCGCCTCTCTTTCAAGTTTCTTTATATCAAATTCTGTTTGAGCTTGATTAATTTTCATCTTGCTTTCTGAAAATACTTGATTTTTTTGAATGTCCGTTGCTGCTGCCGCTTCTGCAGCTTTTGCATTAGCTTCTGTTTGTAATTGTATATTCCTAGTTTTTAAAGCTTGATCAGTTTCCATTTTTTTTCTTTTTCTAACTTTTAATAATTGATTAGCTAATTTTAAATTTTTAACTTCTCTTATATCAATTACATCTTCTAAAGCAACTTGATCTTTTTGCAAAGCCATTTGAATGTTATTTTCTAATCTTTGGCGCTCTTCTTCATCAGGAGTAAGTTCTAAGAATATACCAAAATCATGTAAATGTAACTCCGCCACTTCTTGCAGATTTGCTAAATTAAACTTGCCTAAAGAATTTATAAAAGAATTTTTAGTATTTGCAAATTCTAATACATCCGCTATTCTTAAGCTTACTGCTTCTGCGGTTTTTAAAGTAAGATATAAACCGGACTGTAACACATGTCTTGTAGCAGTATTTGAGTTTGCTGCTGCTAATTTTTGTAAACCTACTAAAGCATTTTTATCAGGAACCGAACCATCCCTTGCTTCATTAAGGCCGGTAACATCTCTCATGTTTTGCAAATAATAATTATACGCAGTAATAAGACTTTGTATTTTTGCACCTCCACTACTACTTTGTAATTCTTGAATAGGTACTCTTCCATTATTAAACTCTCCATCTTGAGTCATTGATCTTCCTATAACTGATCCTGTTTGAAAAAACATATTTAAAGCTTCTTGTGGGTTATAGTTTGTGCCATTTCCTAAATCAACTTCTGCAATCCCATCAGCGTCTAAAAACACTCCATCTGGAACCATTCTTGACAACACTTGTTGTAGCTTTAAATGAGTTAACTGAATCATATCGGCAAACGTAGTCATTCGGCTAACTAGTGATTCTAGTTTTCCCTTATACATTCTTGGTGCAACAATATTATATGACATTTCAACTTTAGTAGTATCTGACTTAGGTCTTGTCATGTTCTCAGCTAGTTTCCATTCCAAAACATTTTCACTTCCAATTATTTTAGCGCCAGAATATAACACTTCTATAGTTCTGTTTACTTTTTCAAACCTAGCTCTTTGATCTGCAGGAGGGTCAAAAGTATCTTCTTTTCTAATAGCTTTTTTACCACCAGAGGTTGTCTCTTTAATTTTATAAGTTTGATTTTGATAAGTTTTATATTCAAAATATAATACATACACAAAACCATCGTCATCTCCGTCTACCGCTCCGTATGATTTATTATAAAGTAAATGACCAGAGCCATATCCGTTGTCTTCTATAACTTGTATTTCTTCATCAGTTAGTTGTGGAAATTCTTTTTTTAATTCAACTATGCTTATTTTTTTAATTTCACCTACATAATATAAATCATCAAAATAAGGTGATTCAGTAAAAGAAAACACAATGTCAGAAGGGTCAACATACTTTATATTAATTCCATCAGCAGTATTAAATGAATTTTTTACACAAGCCATACCAATAACAGCTATGTCATAATCTAACCTTTTTTTAGTTAGCTCATATTTGTTTTTATCCATTACATTCCTTAAAGCTTCTTCTTGTGCTATTTCAATGCCTTGCTTATAATCCATTTGCATATGAATTTCAAGTTCAGACTTGTCATAAGGTAATTTTTCTTTATCTGTTTTATAAATATTCATCCCCAACTCTTTCTGCACTTTTTCAGCGTATTCTTTAATTTTCATATCTCTTGTAACATTCTCCATGTACTGGCTTCTTTTTTGAACTGCCGCGGGGCTACACGAATAAGCTTTTATATCATACATTCTTTCTGCAATACCATTAACAACAATATCTACAAACTTAGGAATAATTGGCACTGGCTTCCAATCTAAATTTAAATAAGATAAGTCTCCGTTTATTGACAACTCGTCTTTATACTTTTGTATTGATTGCTCTCCTCTTGCATATAATCTTAATCTATGAAAATTTTCACGATTAGACTGATACCTTGAAGTACCAGAATCTCTTTTAAACCATTCTGATTCAATAGCTCTTCCTATCTTTTGTCCATATTCTAAACTTGACTTCTCTGCATTAGATACTGATTGACTCGGGAATAATCCTGTTGGGTGTGACTTTGCCATTTATTTTAATATTTTTGAAAAATTTCCTTGATTATTGTATTTTTTAAATTCAAATTCTAATTTTTTTGTTGTTTTAACTACAGCAGGAGCATACATATTTTTATTACATGCCATTATTGCAAGCCCTGAACTTATTGCTGCATCAAATTTTGTTCTTTTATTTATATCAAACAAAGCCCAATCATTTAATGTACGATCAAAATAAAGATCCCCATAGTTGTTATCTTCTTTTAATCCTACATGTCTATCTATATATGATTCAATAGCTGCTGCGTGTGCTTGTCTAATATCTTCAGAAGAGTTTGGAATTCCACCTACTTCTTTTTCTGTTACAGATAATTTATTATAACTTTTATCTGGCCTGTTCATAGAATATCCTCTATATCCTCTTCTTTTTAAATAATATAAAAGTCTAGGCTTATTATTTTCTGCAAGCAAAGGCATACCGTAAAACACTAATGCCATTAATACATCTTCAAAAAACATTTCTGCCGTTGGAGGTCTTGATACATATTCAAGAAAAAAACTATTAGAAGGGGCTTCATCTAAGCTAAACTTAGTCAATCCATGCAATGCTCCTTTTGATCCTTGACCATCTGTCGTTCCGGATATATCGTAACTATCACATCCAAAAGCCCCTAAATGTTCGTTTCCTGGGGTTTTTCTACCTCTATTATTTATTACAACGTTTTGCATACGCACCGGTGGAATCCACGATACATTAAATCTTCCTTTTAAATCCGGCATAAATATAACTTTACTATCTTTTACACCATTTTCCCATTGAAAGTTTCCTTTTGATACAAACCCAGAGTTTTTTAAATCTCCGTTGTAATCTATCTGTTCGTATATCTTTTGTAAATTAAATATACTATTTTTTGTTTCGTCTCTAAACGCATGCTCTTCTGTACGCGGGAATTGACGATAAAATTCATTTAGCGCGTCTTGATCGCTTTTAAGACCGTCCGCTTCGTTTTGCCAGTGCTCAATAACTCCTGTTCCAATTGTTTCTCCATAATTGTCGCAACGGCTAGTATCTCCAGATTCAAAGACAGGCATTCCGCAATCGTCAATAAATCCTTCGTAGTTCCATTCCATAGGTATGAATAAGCTATATAATCCAGAGCTTGTTTGTCCATTCCTGTTTCGTTTTGTAACGTCTGAAGCATGATATAATTTTTTAAAGTTATCACCACCCTTATCTAATGCGTTTGATGTTGATCCCATCATACACTTTCCTATTATCCTACTACCTAGTCTAAGGGTTGTTTTTGTTACTCTCCAATTATTTAATATATTATCTGGTCTTTCCCATTTACCAGATTCATCGTGAACTAATAATTTTAACTTCTCACCATCATATGAGTTATCCCCTGTGTTCTTCCAGTCTATTGTTGTATCGAGCCCTTCGAGTTCTTGGGGCTTGGATTTGGTTGCACTGGTGATGGACTTTCTTGTGAGTTTGGATGCTGGGACACGGTAGGCCAACTCTGTCTTGGGGCGGTCCATTCCGTCTTGTATTGGTTTGAAGAAGAATGGATAGTGCGATGAAATTGGTACGACCTTGTCGGTAAACATCTTCTTTGCATCTGCACCAGTCTTCGATAAGATTCCGAATCTAGAATCTGATGAGATTGTAGCTTGATTAACTGTCTCGCTGCTTGACATGAAGCTAAATCCAGACCGTCTATTCTTAAGGTAGCAAATCCCATAACATCTTGTGTCTGCCTTGCAAGCTTCCCAGAATATGAAGAATAATCTGTTTGCTTCTCGAAAGTCTGGCTTCCCAACATCAATCTTGGACCACTGCAAGTACATATAATGAGTGCCAGTGATATAAGTGCTACTGCTCTTGTTAAGGAACCAATAACCCTCTTCTCTACGAGTAAACTCTTTATCAATGTATACATACCACTTTTCTTTTAACTCTTCTGGATAATCTCTCCAATCAAATATTGTTTTTAATCTTTTAAGTTCTTGCGGATATTCATGAGGAATCCATTTATCATCTTTGCTATACACATCTTTTTCAGCAGGTAAAGCTATTCGTAAGTTTTGTATTTCATATACTTCACCTATTTTACCTGTCTTGCTAATAACAACAACATCGTGTTCTTCATTATATCCGTACTGCCATTTCTTGCCTTTGTTTAATCTACTAATAGTAGTTTTTTTAATTGGCTCAATAATCTTATATAATGTTTGTTGATATGACATTATTTAGATTTTTTTTCTGCAAACCCCGAAAATGTATTTTCTTTTATTTGCGTTGGTTTGTTTTCAAGTAAGTTTTTTTCAACTTCTATTCTATTTAATATTTCGAACGCATCGAATATTGCAAGCTTCTTTGTAGCTGCTGCATTCTTTAGTCTATCAGCAGAAACGTCGTCATCAGTTTCAACTATAGCTTCTTTTGCTACTTTAACTAATTCGTCAACCGCTTTATAGCCAGCTTGGATTATACTCTCTTTCTGTTTTTTTAAATCCATAACGTATAGATATTTCATTATTTATTACTCTATATAGTCTTTCGCCTTCAATTACAAACTCATATTCACTATCTGGAGTAAATCCTATTTTTTCATTAACCTTAAAATTATTCGTGTTATCTACGTATTTAACAATACCGGTTAATGACATTTCTTTATTTATTGAAAACTTATCATCGTTCAGTAAAGGCTTTACAAAACTAAATCCTTGATTTGCTTTCCATATGCCATCACGCTTGTATAAAAATATTTGCTCAAGTTCGCAGAAGTATAAATTATCTTTAAAATAACTTTTACTATTGCGTTCAATACCTCTAACATCATGCCAACGACGAAATATGTTATGATGAACATAAAGCTCATCACCTCTGTTAATATGTGTATCACGCGCTATAGGTGTTTCATAAACCACTGCTTCTCGACTTACAAACTTATGATCAGATATATCTGTGTTTAATATTAACTCTTTATCTCCAATCTTTTTTGTATTGTCGTATCTTTCTTTTTTAGGTTTTATTAAAAAGGAATAAATTGGTTTCATTAATATTGTAAATTATACTCAACGGATATAGCCATGTTTTTATTAAAACTTTTCCATGGCAATACATCTGCACCTTTCTTTATGTAAATAGAGTAATTATCTTTTTCATCTATTATATCACATATAGTATGGCCTCCATAAACTTCTTGGCCAACAGCGTAGTGCATTGCGTCTGTTTTATAGTCTTTCCCAATACTAATCTTTCTTATCAGTTTGCTCATCTGTTTCTTCTGTTTCAGTGAGGGTACCGTCTTCAACATTTATACTAACACGTCCATAAGTTTTTTCTAGCTCAACCTGAATAGCTTTTAAGTCTTCACGGACCGTATCATATGCTTTTAAAACTTTGTTCTTGTCTACTGCTAATGCTCCTAGCTTATATTGTAGATTATTTAAAACTGATATTTTAGCTTGTAAATTTTCAAGCTCCTCCTTTGTTATTTTCTTTTTTGACATTTTATTTAATTTAATTTAATTACACTATATACAAATATAGTATTTATTCTTTTATGTTACGAGTCCATACTACACTCAAAGTTATAAAGCCTACAGCACATTGCAAAGTTGTATCACATGTTCCATCTTCAAAATCTTCTTTATTATATAATGCACCTACCATAAATCCTGCTATAGGTGCTATAATTATGTCCGCACTTTTAATTTGACCTATTATTAATAACAACGTAAATATTCCAAGTAGTATATATGCTATCATAATTTTAACTGTGTACATAAGTACCACTGCTTGTATATTTTAATACTTTATAATCTCCATCAGTTGTAACTGTTGGTGAACCAGTTGTAGTTCCTGAATATTCAGATGTAAGTAATCTTAATATTACTACTCCTGTACCACCAGCACCACTTGTACCACGGGCACCACCACCACCTCCACCAGTGTTAGCAGTTCCTGCTGTACCAGTTGTAGTTCCACCGGCACCACCACCACCAGTTCCTCCACTTCCAGCAGTTCCTCCACCTCCACCTCCACCACCACCGGCGAATGCTACAGAGCTTCCTGTAATATTAAGTGTTAAACCAGCTCCACCAGCACCACCGTTACTTGTACTACTATTTGAACCAGCCGCGGAAGCACCTCCACCTCCACCTCCGTTATAAGATGATTCTCCAACTCCATTTCCTCCTGCAAATCCTTGATTAGCTGTTCCAGCACCACCGGATCCTCCTCCATGAGCACCACCACCTCCGGAACCACCATCTCCACCGTTTCCAGGATAACCACCTTTTCCTCCTCCAGCGGATGTAATTGTTGTTAATCCTGTTGCTGCTATAGATGAATCACCACCGTCATTTCCAGTTCCGTCTGAACCGCTTTTAGCTGCACCTCCGGCTCCTATTGTTATTGTATATGTTCCTGCTGCTAAAGTTATATCGCTTTCTGCTGCAGCGCCACCACCTGAATTATTTCCAAAAGATGTTCTTAATCCACCGGCTCCACCCCCAGCTCCTGAACGACTATCACCTCTACCACCAGAAGCACCTCCTCCAACAACAAGGAAAGACATAAACCCTGCTTGGGGTTGTAAAACATGTCTTACTGCATAATATATATAATTTTCATTATTTTGGTTTACGCCTGAGCTTGACCCTAAACTAAATCCATCAACATCAAAAGATGTTAAAGAATCACTTGCATTAGATTCTGCTCCATTATTATCAGGAAATAATCTTTTTGTTGCGCCTCTTACACTGTCAAAAATTCTCCAAGATTCTGCATTTGAAGATTCTTTTATGAAAACAAAGTCAGGTTGAAATCCAAGACCTGTAATACTTTGCGTGCTCCCATTCCCAGTATAATTTGAAATCTTACTATATCCGCTTACTGAATGAAAACAGTATGCAATATATTCATTATCAGTTTTATTTGTACCTGTTGTTGTACCTAAAGTAAACACAGAACTTGTTGGTTCAGTATCGTTAAATTCTGTTGTTGAATCTTGTCTTACGTCATTTCCATTTAATCTTAAATTATAATGTGCAGGATTATTTGCATCAACTCCTTTGTGATATACATAAAAAGGGTTTACTGAATCTAAACATTTAAGCAATATCATTTCAGGGGCTGAATTAAGCCCATGCCCTATCGTATGTCCTGCAGTTTGATTACCAACATATTTCACAATACTGAATCCATTTGCAGTATTTGTATTTACTATACTTGCCGAAGATCCATCAAGATTTGATACCCAAGCACCCCCTGCTTTCCATCCCCATGCTACATACGTTTCATTGTTAGTGTTGTTAGCATTGTTTTCTGCGACTGTAAACCCATCTGAATCAAATGAACTTAAACCATTAACTTTAGTTGATTGTGCATTTGACGAATCTTTATCAGCGGTTATTTCTTGTTGCACTCCTCTTACAGAATCATTTAAACTATGGTTCTCTGTATCACTCCTTCTCTTTATCCAAACAAAATCAGGGCTAAATCCAAAACCCGTAACACTTTGTATGCTTCCATTACCGGTATATGTTACTGTTTTAAAGCTATTAGCAAGAACATTTGTTTGAGGCACATTTTTAGCTATTGCTAAATAAACATATTCATAACCATTTTCATTTAACATTGCATCAGCAGTGTTTTGGTGTGGGAATGAAAAACCTGTGTTTGATACAGTAAAAGTATTTAATGTACTATCACTTTCTGCATTAGTTCTATTTGGATTTACAACTTTTCCTGAACCTCTTATTGTGTCAAGTATTGCCCAATGTTCTACATTGCTTGTTGATTTTATTAAAAGAAAATCAGGTTTAAAGCCCGTTGTGACGGTTACTCCTGAAGTTGAACCGGTATAACTTCCGACCTTGCTATATCCTGATACTGAATGGAAACAATAAGCTACAACAGTATTACCACTTCCGTTTATATCTCCATGTGACCCTACTGAAAATACAGATGAAGTTGGCACAGTACTGTTAAAAAATTGTGATTGAGTCAGCACTTGGTTACTACTATCTAAATAAATATATTTATCACCTCCCCCATAATCTTTGTGCCAGGTTAACCACGACCCTGAGGCACTTGCGTTTTTAATTATAACAAATTCTGGGGTAGCCGATAACCCATGTCCAACAGTTGCATTTGCTCCCGTACCCGTAAATGTACTTATAGAAAATCCTGCATTTGCATTTGCGCTAACAATAGAATCTATACTACCTTCTTCGTTTATTGTTGGTTCGTTATCATCCGCTTTCCAAGTCCAAAGCATGTATTTTTCTCCATCGTCATTATAGTTGGAGGTTGAATCATCTAAAGTAAACCCGTCTGCATCAAAAGATGATACACCTCTCGATTCTTCAGCGGTACTATCACTAGCTGAAAGTTCTTTATCTACACCTCTAACTATATCAGACAAAATATGTTCTCTTGCAACATCTCTTGATTTAATCCAAACAAGACCTGGTTTAAATCCAACTTTGTTAATTGGTAAAGGGTCATCACCTGAGCCAACATAAGGGAAAGCGTTAAAACTACTTGCAAGTGTTGGTGCTACTTCGTCTGGATCTGCAGCAAATGCTATATAGATATAATCACTACCATTTGCATTCATAGCACCATCATTTGTTTTTAGTTGGAATCCATTTGATAAAAAATCCATACTATATCCTCCTGTTAAGTCTTCTTGAGTCAAATTTGGAAAAAGCCCTGTATTTCTTGGATTTGTTGTATTTCTTTTATTATCAAGCATCCACCAATTATCTCCACTTGCTTTTATTCCTAATACAAAAGCAGGTTCAAAACCTGTTTCTACTATTGTGCCTATTGCATTTCCATTACCTGTATATTTTCCAAACTTTGAGAAGCCATCAACTGAATGAAAACAGTAAGATATATAATCTATTCCTGATTTGTTTACATTATCAAGCTCTGTAGCCCCTCCATTACCTGCAACAAACCCAAAAGTTGTAGCATCTACTGAAGCAACAGCACCACAACAAGTATTTGCAGGTGAAGTACCAACAGCACCATTTGTATTTAATGCTAAAAACTGATTAGTAGATAGGCTAGTATGAAAAACCCTCCAATCTCTACTTTCTTCTAAATTTTTAGTAATAATAACGTTAGGAGAAGCACTTAATCCATGCCCTACAGTATGAGCTGCATTACCTGTTCCAGTAAATTTAACTATGGAAAAACCTGCGTTTGCGTTGACCTGCACAGTTGAATCTATATTAGAACCATCTGTATTTGTGCTTGTCGTTCCTCCGTTTGCTTTCCAACACCAAGCTACATAAGTTCCATCAGCATCATTTAAAGCTAAACCATCTTTTACTTGAAAACCATTATCAGTAATACCCCCATAGTGTGAAGCATAATCATTTGCAGCTCCATCTGAATTACTTCTTACCCTAAATGTACCTCTTTGAGAATCAAATAATGAGTGGTCAAATGTTGAATCTGAACTATTGTTTCTATTTTTTATCCAAACCAAATCAGGTTTGAATCCTACATCTATATTTTGTGTACCATCATTACCTGTATAAGTAACTACTTTAAAGTTTTCACTCGCTACAAATGGAGCGGGTTGAGAAGACATTAATCTTTTATTTAAACTCATTTAATTAAATATTAGGAAAATTGTATAATACTACTTCTTTTTTTTCTGTTAAAGCATTTATTTCTGTTTCAACAGTTGCTGATTGTGTTCTTAAATTTGTTCTTGCTGTTTGTACATCACTTGGGATTGCATCGTTGTTATCTGTTTTTCTAATAACATACCAATCTGTTTTAGCTAATTCGGAATTAACATGTGATTTAAAGTGGTTTATTCTTTTTGTTTTTAATTCTTCTAAAGTTTCAGTCCACTCTTTAACAACTAAATCTTTTCTAAATACAGTGTTTGGTGAATCAAAATATATTTCACCCAATGTATGAATTTTTTCATCATAGTTATCACCTATTACAACATCAAACATTCCTGCATTCTTTAGCTCCTCTTCTGTCATTTTAGGTGCATTCATATGTACACCTGTAGAAGATTGAAAAGAATCTGGCACTGAAGCGTATACTTTTATTTTTCCGTTATTATTTACTGCTTTCATATATTATTTATTATGGAGTTGTGTCTGATGCTATAGGTGCAACTGAATAGTAGAATATCTCACTTGATGCATCATCAGCAACAACAATCTGTATTAAATTAGTTGTAGATCCGTCGTAATTAACTGTTCCTATTTTATTAAACGTAGCACCTGACATTGCAAGTGTTAATGTATGGTTACCTGCAACTATAAGATCAACCACCTGTCCTTGTTTAGGGTTTGTTATTGTAAAGGTAGCATTTCCATTCATAGTCGCTGTAAAAGTTGTAGCAGTTGCAAAATCTAATGTTTGATCTGTTCCTGTACCTTTAGCAACCAGTGTTGTATATCTTGGTTCTAATTTAGCATGTGTAATATTATCATCAACTATAGAAGCGGTTACTACTGCGTTTGAAGCAAGTTTTGCCGCTGTTACTGCATCATCAACCATAGATGCTTCTACTACTGCATTCGCTGCTAACTCATCGGCACCTACTGCATCATTTGCCATTTTAGCTTGAGTTACTTGATCATCGGCGATAGAAGCTGTAACCACTGCATTAGCCGCAAGTTCGTCTGCTCCTACTGCATCATCAGCCAGCATTGAGTTTACTATAACTCCTGCTCCTATAACAAAATCCAAAGTATTATCAGAATCATCATAGCTTACTGCTATTCCAGTTTCTGTATTACTGCCAACCATAGCTCCTACCGTATCTGAAATTGTTTCAGCAAGTGTAGCTCCATTAACTGTTATAGCGTCTGCTTCAAGTGTGCCATCTACATCTACATCACCTGAAATATCTAAGCTAGTAGCCTCAATCTCTCCAGAGGCTTTAAAGATAACATTATCACCACCGCTTACTTCAAAGATAATTTGATTATCAGTTCCAAACTTTATTTGGTTATCACCATCTCTTCCAAGTATAAGTGATGTATTTAATACTGAAGTTATATTTGTTTGTGCTGCTGCTGCTGTTGCTGCTCCTCCTGCTGCTAAAGTAACGTCACCACTTATATTACCAAATATTGCATCTTCAAAATTTGAAGTTGTCATTGATTTAAGATTACCTGAATCTGATGTATCTGATAGTATTACAAGATCATCTTGTGCAAAGTCAGTTATAGCGCTTGCAAGTGAATCGCCATCAAGCTTATCCATATCTATAGCTGCTCCAGATGCTATCGATGCGTTAACTACTGCGTTGGCTGCTAATTCTGCTGCCCCAATCTGCGTCGTCTGCAAGCTTTGCTTGTGTTATTGAATTATCTGCTAATACGTTAGCTGTTACTTTTGTTGTTGCCATTTATTAATTGTTTATTTATTTTTTTATAATGATAAACTGTATACTACATGGGTATTTGAGGAGAATATCTGAGTATAAAGTAAAATATGGGTTTGTTCGTCATTAAATTGCATATACCATATTTCAGAACTACTACCCCCTACTATTGATGAAAGATCAAATACCGTACCGCTCCCTACAGAACTAAGATCATAAGCGGTAGACAAATCATATTGCACTATTTTACCATCCTCTCCCCCTCCGTAAAATTTTGTTCCATCATGATTAAATTGACAAGACTTTGTATTTGTACCTAAATCACTATCTACAAAACTTATGCTAGTTGTAGTACCACAACCCGATCCTGATGATAAATCCCCTGCTGTGCTAAGAGAAATAGCTTTTATAGCATCATATTGTAAATACAAAGTATCTTCATTACGAGATAAAAATTGCGAACTTGATGTTCTTTCACCCCCTGATCTTGTACAACTATCTGTTTGAATTGTTCCTGCGGTTGATATATCCCCTGCTGTGCTTAATTCTTGTGAATAATAATTATTTGTATAATATGGATCATAAGAAATCCAATCGTTATCATGATTTATTACAACACCAGTCATATAGTTTTGAATTGTCGCTGATGTTTGATACTCCTTCTGCACTGTTCCTATTGATGTAACATCAAAAGCTGTGCTAAAATTATATTGATTAAACCAATGATCACTCCCTGACTTATGCGTAGTTATTAATCTAGTTCCTGAGGCACTTATACACGCCCCACGCGGATAGCCTCTATCTCCAAAAGCTAACGTTTTTGAAGCATATGAACTTGCTCCGGATAAATCCCCGTCATATATTTTTGCCCCTGATATTAATCTTTTACCTAAACTCATATTTAATTACATCTGCTTTTTCAGTTAACGCATTTATTGCTGTTTCGTGATCATTATGATTAGACAATATTGTTTCTCTTTCGTCTTTTATTTCTTGGGGCACATTTATATCTCTTTGTAATTTTCTAATATAATACCAATCTGTTACACCTAATAAACTATTAGTATGTTCTTTTAACTGCATTAGTTTATTTTCTTTTAATTCAGCTAAAGTTTCTGACCAAGTTTTATTAGAAACATCATAAGTATATATTTCATTATCAGAATCAAAATATATAGCGGATAGCTGTTCAACCATGTTATTATAATCAGGGGTTACTACATCATAAAAACCATATGATTTTATTTCCTCATCTGATAATTTACTAAAATTCCCCATTACCCCCTTCCATGAACTGGGAAGCTGAGCATGTATTTTTATTTCTCCGTTTATTTCTATTGCTTTCATATTATTATGGTGTTGTATCAGATGCTATTGTAGCTACTGAATAATAAAATATTTCACTTGCTGAATCATCCGCAACAAGTATTTGTATTAAATTTGTAGCAGATCCGTCGTAATCTACACCCCCTACCTTGTTAAATGTAGCGCCGCTCATTGCTAGAGTTGGTGTATGATTACCTGCTAATATTAAATCTACTACTTGTCCTTGTTTTGGATTAGTTATAGTAAAAGTTGCATTACCATTCATTGTAGCCGTAAAAGTAGTTGCCGCAGAAAAATCTAATGTTTGATCTGTACCAGTTCCTAGCGCACTTAAAACAGTATATCTGTTTTCTAATTTGTCATGCGTTACCTGATTATCTGCAATATGTGCTGTATCAATACTACCATCAGTATAATGTTCTGAGTCTAATGCGTCGTCTGCTATTTTTGCTCCTGTAACAGCATCAGCCGCTAAATGAGCCGTGTCTATAGAACCATCTGTATAATGTTCTGAGTCTAATGCGTTGTCTGCAATCTTAGCACCAGTTATTGCGTCTGCTGCTATCATTCCACTTGCAACTGTTCCTGAATCACCTGTACCTACTAAATTACCTGATGCTGTAGGTAAAACTAATGCCGCCGAACTACCTGCACTATGAGGCGCTGCTTTTAATGTTTGATAATGTGCATTACTAGTTTCACAATAAAATCTCATTTCAGCTACATTACCTGTACCTGTTCTAATTTGTATTGATCCGTCGTTTATTGTTACACCACCAGATGATCCATTACCACCTAATGTTGCAGCCCCAGTTGTATTTACTGTAGTAGCTTCAATTTCACCTGATGCTTTAAATATTACATTGTCTCCCCCGCTAACCTCAAATATTATTTGGTTGTCTGTTCCAAATTTAATTTGATTATCCGCATCTCTACCTAATACTAAAGACGTATTAAGCACTGATGTAATACCTGTTTGAGCAGCATCCATATTTATAACTGAGCTAGATGCTGTAAGTCCTGTACCTGCAAAAAGTGTGGCTATATCTCCTAATGCTTCTTTCTTAGCTGTCCCCGTTGCACCACCATCTAAAAATAACATATAATCGCCATCTGCAATTGCTGCTTCTGCTGCTTCAGATAAATCTACATTAAATGTTACATCACCTGTTGCTCCACTAACATCCATTAATGTTCCAGCTACTGCTGATTGTACTAAATTAGTATTACTAATTGTTCTCATGTGGAACGCTTCTACTTTTGATCCGTTTGGTACGTTTGTATCAAAAGTTAATGTAGTTCCTGATACTGCATATGTATTATGATGTTGATAAACACCATCCATGTATACAAGTAAATTGTTTTCAGTAACAGCCGCTGTACTTAACGTATAAGCTGCTGTGCTACCATTCCCTGTAAACTCATCTACTTCTATTGTATTTGTTCCAGCACTTATAGTTATAGTATCAGTGCCAGCATTTGTTGTTATTGTTGTTCCAGTACCTGCGGCAAATGTTAATGTATCTGCTGTTCCATCTGCTACAACATCTGATTGGCCTGATACAGATATTGTTTTGAAAGCATCACCTGCCGCGCTAACATCAAAAGTAATTGCATTGTCTGCATTTGTAATAGTAACGTTAGTACCCGCTGTTAAAGTTGCGGCTGCTGGTCCACTTGTACCACCAATTAATAATTGACCATTTGTACTCATTGCCACGCCCGCTAATGTATCTGTACCACTATCTTGTGATATAATAACTGCTTTATCAGCAAATGATGTTGCATTAGTACCACCTGATGCTACTGCTAACGTAGCTGATAATCCACTTGCATTACCTGTAACTGTTCCTTCTAAGTTTGCAACCAGTGTTCCTACCGCATATCCTGTTCCGCTGGTATTTACTGTTGTTGTAGGTTCAGGCTGTAAATCTTTAAATAGCTTCCATTTCCCACTATCACTTGCGTCTCTAAATAATCCTGAATATAAATCTTGTGAACCAGATGTGTCGTATAATCCATATAATCCTAAATCAACACTATCTGATGAATTGTTACCGCTACCTACAACTACTAATGGGTCTTCTACACTAAGTGTTGCAGTGTTAACCGTTGTAGTATCACCTTGTACTGTTAAATTACCTGTTACTACTAAGTTATCACCTATTGTAGTTTCGGATGTTCCATGCCCAATTGTTATTGCTGTTCCGCTTATTCCTGTTCCCAATAGATACTGATTCACTTGAATTAGCAGTATCAAAAATCATATAAGCATCACTACCTTGTTTAATAGTAAGTGCTGTAGCTCTATTATCAGTTAAAGCAATATTTATATCGTTGGTTGCTGCTGATATACTATCTAATCCTATATCTGCTACGTTTGAAAAGTTATTACCAGAAACGCTTAAGGTTCCACCTATGCTCACATTACCTGTTGTTGTGATAGAATCTATATAAGCATCCTTAAAGTACAAACTAGATGTTCCCTAAATCAACGTCGGAGTCTGTTACAGGTGATAAAGCACCATCTGTTAATTTAATTTGATCAGCTCCTGCCTGCCCTTAGTGTAATAATGTTATCAGATGTAAAATCAATATCATTGTCAGCATCTCTACCTAAAACTAAGCTTGTGTTTAAAACAGATGTAATTGAAGTTTGCGCACCTGCTACTGCTACATCATTAGCGTTTACTGTAATACCTGTTCCTGCTCCTACTGCTAATACTGAGTTCGCTGCTGTTAAACCAGCTCCTGCAAAAAATGCTGCTAAATCATCTAACCCTTCTTTTTTAGTAACCGAAGAATCAGTTGCGTCTAAGAAAAGAATTAAATCTCCATCAGCAATACCTGTTTCAGTAACAGAAAATGTTGGAGAGGCTAAAGATGGTGATGTTAATGTTTTATTTGTAAGTGTATCTGTAGTAGCCTTACCAATAAGTGTATCGGTTGCAGATGGCAAAGTTAACGTAACGTCCGCTGTTGATGCAGGCCCTATTAATGTTAATTTATTAGTCCCGTTGTCGCTATCTTCAAAAAATTCTAAAAATCCAGCACTTGTTGAACCATTTTTTAATTGCACTCCTGCATTTGCAATAGGGGTTGTAAGTATTGGAGTTGTTAATGTTTTGTTTGTTAAAGTATCAGTTGTTGCTCTACCAACTAAAGTATCTGTAGATGTTGGTAAAGTAATTGTACCTGAATTTGATATAGATGAAATTACCGGCGTTGTAAGCGTTTTATTGGTAAGTGTTTGTGTACCTGTTAACGTTACAACCGTGCTATCAATATTTAGAGTTGCTTCACCTGATGTCGCACCACCTGATAATCCTGTTCCTGCAATAACAGCTGTAATATCTGCACCTTCAAGTAACGCAGCCTTAATACTAGACATTGTGAACCTTTTGGTTGCTCCGCTAGCTGAATCTATTCCAAGTACGCTATCGTTGTCTGTTATACTAGAATCTAATGAATACGAATCTATTTTTGCCATTTGTTAATTTTTTTGTATTGTTTTGAACTTCTCAGCACCACGTGAACCAAAATATGCTACATATACTGTAATAAGAAGTGATTTTAAAAGGTCTACCCAACCACCATCAACTTCAAAGTCTAATCCGGTAGAGTCTATAAATATTAATAAAACCATTGCAACAGTTAAGAAAACTAATGTCAATGGCCTTGTATTTTTCGAAAGCCAGGAATCTGACTTCATGTCTGCCTGCCATCGTTTTGATACTTCTTGCATCTCTACAGTATCTTGATGTAACAAGGCTAATGCTTTTTCTTTGTCTTCAGCTGGTAGTGCTGGGTCTTTTTTAATTAAATTTTTTACTAAACCTAATACGCCCTTATCTGGTAATACTTCACCTAAACTACCTATAATATTTGATCCCGCTCCGGCTAAAAATCGGCCAACAGCGGTATCTTTTAATTTCTTTTTGTCTTTAGACATTACTTTTTCTTTTTGACAATGTTTTTAATGTCTTTAACCTTAGTTTTAACATTCTTTACTTTGTCTTCAAGAACATCTGGTATGTAATTATCGTTATCGTCTTTAGTGATTCCTTTTTTATTTAACCAAATAGAAAAAACAATAAGACCTATTATAACAACTACAGCTGCTATTATTATTAATGTAAAATTCATAAATTTATTTTTTATAAGGGAATATTGTATTTAAGGCGTCACGTCTTCCCTCGCAACCGCAAGGTACATTTAATCCTTTTGAGATTACATCTACCATTGTTTTAACACCTGTTTTTTTTGTGATCTTTTCGATTGAATCACCTAATCCTCTTGACTTTTTCATTTTTTACGTTTTGTATTCGAAACTCTTCTTGGTTTACCTGCTGGTTGACCTAATCTTTTTTTCTCAGCTATTTTTTTTGCTTTTTCTGAAGAACTCATCTCTGAAGCAGTTTTAACTGTTTTACTTGAAACTCTTTTGCTCGGTCTACAATAAGGTGTACCTCTTTTTTCACCTTTACTTCTTCCACAAGGTTTACCAGTACGAACATCAATCCATTTTTCTTTAAACCAACGTTTAAGAGCTAATCCTTTTTTTGTTTTACGAACAGCCATTATTTTTTAACTTTAGAATGACCGCAACCTTTTTTCTTTAATGCTAAATGTTGTTTATATGTATTTGCTTTATAGCCTTTGCCATTTTTGCAATACATCATATGTGGCTCAAATTTATCTTTCATTATTTTTTAGGTTTTTTAACTTTTCTTTTAAACGTAAATTCTCTGTTTGATAAATTAGTGCCTGTTGTAGTAACGGTTTGTTTTGTGCCTATTAAACTTGAAGACACTCTTTTGCCCCCTGTATCACCTACTTGCGCTGCATGTGCTTTCATATTATTTATGCTTTGACCCATATTGTAGTCTTTACTTGTTGTAGAAACCACTGTATCTTTTTTCTGGTCAAAACTAGGAAAACTTTTTTTAGAAGCATCTATGTACTTTTGGTATTTTGCGTTGTTTGTTACTTTGTTTACCGTATCTGTCTGTTTTTCACTAAATGTACCCGGTGTATTTTTTTCTTTGCTGCCTTTTTTCATTTTAAAATCTTCCATAATATTATTTTTTAGATTTATTACCCCAGTTGGCAGCACCCACTTTTCTACATTTAGCTAATGCTCCACTAGCATAAGCGGATGGGAATACTCTATATTTTGCTTTTACTTTTTTATAACACGCATCTTTTGGCATATCTTTAATTTTTATGTCTATTAACTATTTCTTGAAGCTTATCAAGCTCTATTTCTATTTTCATACTTAACCCTGCTTCAAATCGAGCAACAGGCTTTTCTCCTTTGTATACAATAATAGTAGGTACAGATTTTATAGAAGTTTGTAGTTTTTTAGATTGATTTTCTACATAAGCATATTGCACTTTAGCATTTTTTAAGTTGTCTAAACTTTTATACTTATTTCTTGAATTCCATTCATAATTAAAATGAACAACAGTTACGTCCTGGCTAAAAGCAGTAAATGATAATAATAAGGATAAAATTAAAATAATGTTTTTCATGGTTAATTTTTTATTATTATTTCATATAGCTTTTCATCTATCTTATCCAGTTTTTCTGAATTAGCATCTACTTTTTCTTCAGTTGAAATTATTGTTTCTCGAATTAACTGATCTTTTAAATCATATTCGGTTCTTGATACTTCTGGCTCTGGCAACTCTTTAGCAAGTTGTATTTCACCTTGTAAGCTATACCACATTCCGGTTACAGTTACAATTACAGCACCAATAGTAATTAAATTCTCTACGCTAATATTGAATTTTTCCTTTTTAATTTTGTCTAGGTCAAGTTCAGGCATTGATTAAGTATTTTGATTGTTTTGCATTTTCGTAAAGTCAGCCCCTGTTATTTTATTAAACGGCTTTGCCATTGCGGCAATTCTCATTTGTTTAGGAGATAATATTTGTGATCCGTCTCTGTCTTTATTTTCTTTTTTTTCTTTCATTATTATTTATATTAACATTTCCATCTACGCCTTGCAGCACAGATTCTTTTTTTAGGTGTTTTTTTACAATTTATTCTGTGCATTTTCATTTGGCCTTTTGATCTAGCACAATAAGAGGTGCGTCTTTTTCCTCCACCTGGCTGAGGAGCTTTTAAATTACCCCCCGTGGATTTATTGTAAGCTTTTCTTCCCGCAGCAGTCATTCCTGCTCCCTCTTTTGCGGTTAAAAAGTGTCTGCCTTTGCCTTTTGTGGTTTTTCTTAAAGCCATTAGTACATGCTTTTCTTTTTACTTTTTTTCTTTTTAAGCGGTTTTTTAGCTTTTGGTCTTCCGACCTTTTTCCCGTAAGTTCCTTTACCTGCTGGCATAATTTTAAAATTTATCTGTTATTATCTTTTATCATATCATCTATGGACTTATTATATACTTTGTCCCGATATGATTTATTTTTGTAGAATATACTTTTACTTCCTGTTGGTAAATCATTTTCACCTAATAATACTTTATATATTCTGGTAATTAATTGTTTACATTTAAAAGAAGTAGTATATATAGCGTACTTTTGCTGAGAACCAGCTCGTTGTCTCCATACATCAATCCACCCGTCTCTTCTTAATCGTTCCCACCTGTCTTTATCCCAAGACATTGTGTAAACGCCATTAATAAAATCATTACGCGTAAATCGTACTTTGCAATCTAAATATACTAATAATTCTAAATCAGGCGTCATTTAAAGTCATATGTTTTGCACTGCCCATTTTCTAACTAACCTATAGTATTTTAATATATTTAATTCTCGTAAATCGTTAGGTGTTAGCTTCATATAAAAAAAGACCTACAGGCTCAACCCGTGAGCCCGTTTATGGTCTTAGTAATTATTAAGCGTCTAATGTAATAGTACAGCTTAAGATATTTGCGTGAGCAAAGATTGAGTTAACGTCGTCACAAATTACTGTATAGTTTTTTGTGTTTTTCGGATAGTTAGTTGCATTGTTAATTGCATCTGCAATTCCGATCATAACGTCTTTTTCTTTGTCCGCTGTTGTAGTAATAGTTACAAAGCTTCTTTTGTCCTCAGTTGCGTTTGGGCCTAAAGAGTTTGTAAAGTTCATTATTAACGTTGCGTCAGAAGCTACAGTCATTCCATTAAAAGAATTTAGTGAAAAAGCTGCTGCGTCATCAGCTGCATCAATAAAAATTAAAAAGTGGTCGTTGTTATTTAAAGCCATGATTCTTAATTTAAAAGTTAAACAAAAAGTTTTTGGTTAGTTTTCAGTAACCGTTTTAAGTTTTTAGTATTTGGTATATGGCTTTTGGTATTAACCGACTAACACAACATCTTGTTGCCTTATAACTTGGTATAAGTTATTGTCGTATTCTATTCCGTGTCCGGCTCTTCTATCATAATAAATTATGTCATTTACTTTGATTCCTTCTGTCATATTGCCAGTTGATATAATTTTAGCCTTTAAGTACCTAACGTCATCTACATGCTGATCCATTATAAGCAACCCCTCTTCTTTTTTAGGTTCTTCTTTAATAGGCTCAATTATAATAAAGTTATTGATTGCTTTCATAATCTCTAATATTTGAAATTATACAATCAGCTGATATAATTGTGGTAGCTACGCTAACAGCATTTATTAATGCTTTCTTAGTTACAAGTACCGGATCAATTATTCCGTGTTTAATCATATTAACCCCTTTTCCTGTAACAACATCTATCCCCATACCCTCTTTCATACTAGGGCCATATGATATACCTGCATTCTCTAGAATTTTTTTGTAGGGAGCTTTTAAAGCATTGCATAAGATTTTTTCAGCAGAATGCTTATCCTTTAATTTATCTGAAGCATTGTGCAGTGCTACACCTCCACCTGAAACTATACCTTCTTTAATGGCTGCTTTAACAGCATATATAGCGTCTTCAACTCTATCTTTCTTTTCTTTCAATTCTATTTTTGAGTTTGCGCCAACTTTTAATATTGCTACAGCTCCTGAAAGCATTGCAAGTCTTTGTTCAAGCTTAGACTTTATAAACGGATTTTTTTCCGTTTTAATTTTTTTATTTACTAGGTCTATTCTTTCTTTTGCTTCATCTGGCATTTGATCTATAGTAATAACTGTAGATGTTGCATCCGTTACTGCTTTTTCAGCTTGGCCTAATACACTAGGATTGATTAAATCTAAATCATCTCCTAATTCTTCATTGATAACTTGCGCTCCGGTTATTGTGGCTAAATCTTGCATAGTATCCATCTTAGTCGCCCCAAACCCGGGGGTATCAATGATGTTTACTTTAATGTTACCTTTTACCTTGTTCATTAAAAGTGCAGCCATAGGTTGTTGATCCATACCTGCTACAATTAAAAGACTGCGCTTTTCTTTAATAACATGCTCAAGTACACTCTGTATTTTTCTAATACTAGGTATTTGAGATGCTACAATAAGGACGTAGGGGTTTTCAAGTATAGCTTTATTCTTTTCTTTATCTGTTACCAGATGCTGAGATTTTATACCACAGTCGAATTGAACCCCATCTACTATTTCGCTGAATGTTTCTTCTGTGTCAGATTCTTCCATTAACACAACACCGTTAGCCCCGACAGATTTATAAGCGTCAGCTATAATCGATCCGAGCGCAACGTCGTTGTTACATGATATAGAAGCGACATCTTCTAGCATTTCATCCTTTATCTTTATACTTTTTTCATCTAAGTACTCTAATACTTTTTCCAGGCCTTTCGTTACTGCTGTTTTAATTTCTCTTATTGAGTAATCTTCAGCTGCTTCGTTCATTTCCTGAAGGAGAGAATGAGCAAGGACGGTTGCGGTGGTGGTACCGTCACCTGCTTCTCTCACTGTTTTTTTAGCTGCTTCTTTTATTAGTGTAGCCCCTATATTTTCCACCGGGTTTATTAAAACTACTGATTCTGCAACTGTAACACCGTCTTTAGTTATTATTGGGTTACCCATAGAATCTTCGTAGATTACACATTTTCCTGAAGCACCAAGCGTAGAAGCTACTGCGGATGACAGTTTTTCTACACCTTGCATGATTCTATCTCTGGCGTGTTCACCAAAGGTTAAATCCTTTACTATCTCACTTGGGTTATTATATTCCATTTAATTTAATTTGATTGATAAGAAGTGATTATTTGAATGTCTTTATTACTTTTGGTCCGTCGGCAAACTCAAGCTTCTTCTTATAATGTTCAATGCTCTTGTCTATTGCGGTTTCACACGCTTTTAATGTTTCGCGTCTGGTTACATCTATCCAATCAGGGTCTTTGTTGTATTCTGCTTGGTAATATCCATTTGGTAATTGGACTATTCTCCAGTTCTTTTTGTCAGCTATAAGCTCCCAAAGCTTCCTGGTTTCTTCGGGTATTCCCTGCCCACCTTGTGAGAAGGAATAGGTTTTATAATAAAACGTCATTGTTTTTGGTATTTAGGTTTAATTCCTATAATGTTATAATTACGCGCTTTTATGCTTTTTTAGTACCACGCCCACCGTTTCCTCTGTTTACTTTTACAGATACAAATCTACCTCTTGTATGATCATAATCTAATCCTTTCAAATTTATACCTTTTTTCTTTGCCGCTCTTCTCTTTCTTTGATTTTCCGCTTTTTTCTTCTTACGATCCGTTGACATTGCATAGGCTTTATCTCTTACCGCTTTTCTTTTTGCTGCTAGTAGACTTAATTTTTGTTTTCCCATAGGTTTTTACTTTATCTCTTATACCCATGAAGTTTACGCTCATAAGGTGTTTATACTGTTTATAACTCATACTTTATATATTACGCGACAATAGCTACTTATTAAATATTTCTTTAGTACCTATCGTCACCTTATAATGTTTTTCATCTATCACAACAAACTGACCGAGACAATCCTGAAAGTACATCCTATACTTCGGTGATAAATCCAACAGCTCCTGCTGTCTCTCTCCCACCCAGGTAAAGATCTCTTCCTCTGTCAGGTATTGTTGTTTAGACTTCACATACCTAATTCTTTTCATACCCCCAATATACTAAAAAAATCTTATTAGATGAGTAGAGGTAATGGGTTACGCAATATTACACGCAAGTGAGTCGAACACGGAAACGCCTTTTTTTACCCCCACCGGGCCTCTTTTTACCTGGTTTTGCCAGAACGGTTTGCCTTTTGCCGTGCTGCCCAGGGGTGCCATGGCGGGCCACATACCTGTACTGTAGCGTGCATGGTAGCTTTTACCTGGTTACTCTGGACTAGCCTGACACGAACTGTTATTGATATTAAGTACATGGAAGCAATAATCTTTTTAAGTCCAGCGGTGCTATTCCTGCTGGTAGTAGTGATAAGCCTGGGGTCAAACTCGGAGGAGTCAAACACGAATAGTAATTGATATTAAATATGAATTAAATTAATAATAACTAAAATAAATTAAAATGACAAAAGTAAAAAGTAAAGTAAGTAAAGAATCTAAGAGAAGCATAGTATCTAAAAGATTCGTAATAAGAAAGAAGTTAGTAGGTCAAGGCTTAATCATTAAGTATACAAACTACGATGGCAAAGTGTGTGACTACGATCACGATAAAGTGTACCATGAGAATCAAGAGAGATTCGATAGCATGGCATGTTTCAAGAAGTATAAGATATATACTCAAAGCTTCAACCTACCAAGGTTTGTTAGAGACATGAAATCATACATCTAATATAGTTGTTAGTTTAGTTCGGGGGTCTGTTAATAGGCAGGCCTTCAGCTAAGCTCACTCATCTATCCACCTGATAACCCAAGTAGCTAGGCCAGTGAAGGGCAGGTGCGTATAGCATGTATAGCAAAAAACGAGTAAAGTGGCCACTGTTCTGCTCGCTACGCTCGCTTACTTTCCCGGACCGAGCACGATTCTATACTGATATAATAAGTAAAAGGCGTGACAGTAGGGTGTTATTATTTATATTATACT